CCACCCCCGCACGTTGCGGTTTTTGGCAATTACTTTCAGTCCACTAGTCCTCTAATCAATATTTGAGACTTGACTACACATGGACTAAACACTGCAGTCTAGATTTGGCAACTAACACAGCCTTCAACCTCTGTACCCTCCAAGGCTGACTGCCTGATGCGCATGTAGTACATGGACTTCACAAACCCTGACTTCCATGAAGTCTCAGGATCAAACAACGCTAGATTACCTTTGTCGTTCTTCTCACGCCCGCGTGACCACGCATAAATGTGAGCCTTATTCACATCCCTAGTGGTACTGTCGCTAGGCAGAAACAGCGTCAAACTCATCCCCTGGTCCACGTGCTTGCCCGCCACAGCGTAGGTGTCAATCAGCGCTTTGTAGCCCGTCTCGTAGGCATCCCTGTAGAAGCTCATATTGTCGTTCGACATGCCCGGCGCGGGGTAGTAGACGCGGCCTACTTTGCCTTCTTTGCGGATTTCGATGCGGGCGGGGATGGGGTGGAGGCTGCTGGTTGCTGAGTTGATGTAGCTGATGCTGCCGTTGGGGGCTACTGCCATGAGGTAGGCGTTGTAGAGTCCGTGTTGTTGTATTTTTTGGTCGAGTTGTTCCCAGTCTTGTTGGGTTGGGCACCATTGGTTGTGTTTGGTGAATAGTTCTCGGATGGTGGGGGTTTGTGGGGTGGTGCGCCAAACCCCGTTGACGTAGTGTGTGAGGGCTTTGGATGCGCCGGTGTGGTCTTGTTGGGCGTAGTCGGATTTGTGGAAGTCGTGGAAGGTTTGTCCTTGTTGTTGGGCGATGCGGCAGGATTCGTTGAGTGCGTGGTAGCGCATGGTGGCGAAAAAGACGTTGGTGAAGTCTAGGGCTTCGTCGGATCCGTAGGGGATTTGTTGTTCTCCCAGGAATCCGTGGAGGTTCATTGCGCCTATGCCGATGCTGTGGGTTTTTTCGTTGCCGTTTTTGATGGTGAGGACGGCGGCAATGTCGGTGGTGTCGCTGACTGCGGTGAGTGCTTGGACGGCGCGTTCGACGGTGTTTTTGATGCTGCCGGTGGTCATGGTTTTGGCGATGTTGATGGATGCGAGGTTGCAGGAGATGTCCCGTCCGATGGTTTCGCGTTCACCGGTGTGTTGGTTGTAGATGCTGGGGGTGTTGATTTGCATGATTTCTGAGCAGAGGTTGCTCATGCTGATGCGCCCGTCAATGGGGTTGTGTTCGTTGACGGTTTTCTCGAAAATGAGGTAGGGGTATCCCGACTCGAATTGGATTTCAGCGATGGTTTGGAATAGTACGCGGGCGTTGACTTTGTACTTTTTGATGCGGTCGTCTTCCACCATGTTTTCGTATTCATCGTCAATGGAAATATCTGACATGGGTTTGCCGTAGACGCGCTGTACGTCGTAGGGGGAGAAAAGGTACATGTCGCTGTTGCTGCGCGCCAATTCAAAAGCTTTGTCTGTCACCATGATGCCCATTGACAGGGTTTTGATGCGTACTTTTTCGTCGGCGTTTTCGCGTTTTGTGTCCAGCATTTTCATGATGTCGGGGTGGTGGCAGGACAGGTACACCGCGCCTGCGCCTTGGCGTGCCCCCAGCTGGTTGGCATACGAGAAGGAATCCTCCAGGAGTTTCATGACGGGGATGATTCCTGATGATTGGTTTTCCACCCCTTTGATCGGGGCGCCGGCCTCCCGGAGGTTGGTGAGGCAGATGCCGACACCCCCACCGATTTTCGATAGCTCTAGGGAAGACTTGATGGCATCCCCGATGGAGTGCATGCTGTCTTCTACCCGGATGAGGAAACAGGATACGTGTTCGCCGCGTCGGACTTTACCGGCGTTGAGGAATGTGGGTGTTGCGGGTTGTAGACGGTTGGTCATCATTTCCTCAATGAACTGTTCGGCTTTGTTCTTGTCCCCGCGCGCTAGGTAGAGGGCGCACATGACTACGCGGTCTTCGTAGCGTTCCAGGTAGCGGTCGCCGCTGGCGTTCCTTAGTGCGTACTGTTGGTAGAACTTATAGGCCCCCATGAATGTGGGGAACCGGTATTTAAACGAGTAGGCGTATTTGAACAGGTTTTTGGTGTCTGTTTTGTCGTACTGTCCGAGAATGTTGCCGTCGTAGTAGTTGTTGTCAACAAGGTAATCAAGTTTTTCCTCCAGTGTGTGGAAGAACACGGTGTTTTGGTTGACGTGTTGTAGGAAGTATTGGTTTGCGGCTTCCCGGTCTTTGTCGAACTGGATTTTCCCGTTTTCGTCCAGCAGGTTCAGTTCGGCGTTGAGGGACAGGTAGTTCTCCTCAGATACTGTGTTTCCCATGTGATATTCGTCTCCTAAGTTGTGTGGGATGGGGAACAAGAAAAAATTGGCACCCCGGCGCGGGCGCGCACTTCCTTATTTGCCTTGTTGTGGATTGCTCTGTGTCGTGCCCGCTGAGGTAAAAGGGTTAAGTTGCAAGCGCTGCTTATATATGGATGCTAGAGCTTAGCTTACAGGGTTGTGTACAGGCGCTGGGGTACTTGCGCCGCCCCCACTTTCGAGGTTGCCGAGTGCGGCACAAAAACCCATTCTATGCGGTTTTCTGGCGAGTGCTTATACCGCTGCGGGAGTGAGACTATCCGCCAGCTCTTTGAGCTTATCGACGCGGAAACCGCACCACTTCTCCCCCGAGTCAGTTACTACGATGGGCATGGAGATGAACCCTGTTGATAGGGCCTCTTGGCGGCGTTCCTCGTCGTTCTCAATGTTGTATTCAACGTACTGAATATCATACTTTTTGAGGGTCTTTTTGGTCATCTTGCAGGGCATACAGCCGCTTGTTGTATACACAGTGGTCATTGGTGTTTTCCTCTTTCAATTAGGTACCATTGGGTTTTACTTCACACGCCATGCGTGAGGGCGATAGCATCTAACCTAGCACGATGTGTGAGACCATAAGACAGTACCCACCCCATGAGGGTGAGCAATATTTGAACAGTAGGTAATCATTGAAAAAAACAGGGAAAATCGCAGGTAAACTCAAAAAAACAGTGACAATAATCACAATGCTGGGGCTGACCGCAGGCACCCTCGGCGCAGGGGGATTCACCTACCTCTACGCCACCGCAGACATACCGCACCGCGCCGGGACGCATACGATGTCGGAGATTCATTTTGTCACTTCTGATGGTGTGAATGTTGCGACGGTGCAGCCGCCAGATGGGGAGAAGCAGGGCACGTCGCCTGCTGCTATTTCGCAGTATATGAAGAACGCCATTGTTGCTTCTGAGGATGGTGGGTTTTGGGAGCATTCGGGGATAAATCCTAAGCGTATTGCTGCGGCCACGGTTCAGCATGCGTTGGGTCGTAGTGGTGGTGGCGCGTCTACGATTACTCAGCAGTTGGTGAAAAACACCATTGTGGGTGATGAGCATTCGCTGGATCGTAAGGTTCGTGAGGCTGCCTATGCGTTGAAGGTGACGAACACGAAAACTAAGGATGAGGTGCTGAGTGATTATCTATCTATTGTGTATTTCGGGCGTGGCGCGTATGGGGTTGAGGATGCGGCGCGGAAGTTCTTTGGGGTGAGTGCGCTTGATTTGAATCCCGCCCAGTCGGCGCTTTTGGCGGGTATGGTGCAGTCCCCCTCAGCGTTGGACCCTGATGTTAACCCAGAGGGCGCTAGGGAGCGTTTTGACTACGTTGTGGACCGCATGAAACACGATGGGTATATCCCGCAGGGCGCACAAGTGGAGTTCCCGGAGCTGGTGTCACCGCCTCCGCCTAAAGTCACTGTTGGTGTGGATGGGGACTATGGGCATGCGGTAAGCATGGCGTTTGTTGAGCTGGAATCAATGGGCATTGATCGCACCACTTTGCACAATGTGGGTGCCACGGTGACGTTGACAGTTAATGATGCGAAACAGCGTGCGGTACAGAACATTGTGCGCAGTCACATCGGCGGGGATTTGCGGGCTGCCGTGGTTTCCGTGGACTCTGCTAATGGTGGTGTTGTTGCCATGTATTCGGGTGAAGACGGTTTGGGATTCAACTACGCCACCGCAGGGCAGATGACCGGTTCCACGGCTAAGGTTTTTGCGCTTACTGCCGCTATGGAGCGCGGGATACCCGCGTCAAAGACGTACTCGTCTGCGCCCTACAATGAGGGCGGCGTGAGCGTTACGAACTCCTCTGTCGCGTCCTGCACGACATGTAGTATCACCCAATCCACGGTGGAGTCGTTGAACACCTCGTATTTGCGTATCCAGAATGATATTGGTGGTGCCACGGAAACCCAGAACATGGCGTGGCGTTTGGGTGTGCCTCGTGAAATAAACGGCGAGGCAAGCCTCGGCGGCGACCAGCCCTACGACGGAATTGTGCTAGGGCAGTACCTCACCGCACCCATTGACATGGCGAACGCCTACGGCACTATCGCCTCTGGCGGTAAACGCCACCAAGCCCACATCGTTGCGGGCGTGAACACCATGAAGAAAAGCACACTGTACGAGTTCCACGGCAAAGAAGACCCCGTAATCAGTGAACAAACCGCAGCGCAAGTTAGTAACGTGCTCTCTGGGGTTGCTGACTACAGTAATCATAATCAACTCGCCGGTGGCGGCGGGAAAATGAAAACAGGGACAGTCCAGCTAGGTTCAACAGGGGAAAACCGTGATGCGTGGACAGTGGGTTTCGTTGATGGTGGGCTATCCACAGCCGTGTGGGTTGGCAGCGACAATGGTGTGCCTTTGTACTACGGAGGTGGGAAAATGTGGGGTGCCACATTGCCCGCAACTATGTGGAGGCAAACCATGAACGCCATTCGCTGACCAATCTCTGGCCGGGTAGATGTTGCGCTTTCTGGCTGGCGTATGTATTCTTTGTTTTGTCCAAAACAATCACAACCAGAAGAAAGACAAAAGAATACATGGCTAAAACTTCATTTGACTCCTTGGTCGTAAAAGCCCCTGTGGTCGTAAAAAAGAAGGGGTCTGAGTCGGAAATTTGGTTCGACGAACTCAACCGAGAAACACGCGATGTCGTGGCGCAAGCACTCATGGACAGGTCGAAAAGCGGTTCATGGATTTTTGAGCGTTTGAAAAACCCACAAACAAGCGAATCACGCGCCTACCCGCTACGCTTCTCCGCTTTTAAAGAGTTCAGGAAAAGGTTCCAAGAGAAGTACAAAACACTGCAGAGCTTCCGCAAAGCAGAGAAGGGTGCATAGAAATGGCAACATCCTTCGACCATCTCCTGGAACTCAACGACAAAGTTACCCCAAAGGGTTATCACCCAGGGCGCTTTGTGGAAAGCAAAGACGGAGCAACCGGTTCATGGTGCCCCGACAAACCACTTCCCAAACAGCCCAGCGACGATGACATCCGACGTGCCGTGGAGGTATCCGGCTTTGACCCCAATGAGTGGACCATTGCAAATGACCGTATGTCGATCTCAACCTGCGCGGCAATCGGAGCTGACGGAACGCCAGACCCAACGTTGCGATGGTACAAAATCAACCTTGTACGCAAAACAAAAGACTTCATTGAAGAAGCCGATGAACTTCTACTGGAACTGATTAAAAACAGGTCAGGCAAGAAGAAAAAAGACAAGTCCAAGCAGAAAAAAGTGAAAGTCCCCTATCGCTTGCTGTTCATCACAGACCAGCATTTAGGCAAATCCGAGCGGGACGGCGGGGGAAGCAAGATTCTCACCCAACGCTGGATTGACGGCGTAGAAGAAGCCCTTTCCGATGGACCCTTCAAGGAAGTACACATCGCAATGGGCGGGGATACCATTGAAGGGTATGTGTCACAAAACGGCAAGAACATTGCCACCACAGACATGACCCTACAGGAATCCATGCGCCTGGCACAGGGACTCCTACTGGACACCATCATGAAAGCACATGCGGTGTGCGAGAAAGTATCAGTATCAGTGGTTCCCGGAAACCACGGGGAAACCACCCGTGTTCAAGGCCGCCCCATGCGCGACAGCTACGATATTATGATCGTCGCCAACGTTCAAGACACCATTGATTTCCACAACAAAAACAACCCTGATGACCGCATCAATGTGGAGTTCTACTACCCGAAAGAAAACCGTGTTGACGTGTCGTTTACCTTTGGTAAATCCAACATCACTCTTGTGCACGGTCACACATTCGGCAGCGGCGGGCAAGAAAAAGGTGCCTACGATTGGTGGACCAAGCAAATCGTAGGTGGGCAGCCTTCATCAGCGTCACATATTCTTCTTGCTGGGCATTTCCACAACTGGCGGACATTCAACATGTCAACAGATCGTCAAGTTGTGTTCGGTGCCGCCCTTGAAACCTACTCTGCATGGTTTGAGCATAAAGGCAACCCGCGAACACAAAGCGGCATCATGAAGTTAGACATTGGGTACCAGCGCTTCTATGGAATTGGTTTGTGCCCATCCCCACCAGAGGAAAAAGAGCTTCTAGGTCTATAACCCCTCATTAAGGAAAAGGTCTGTGAATACTGGTGATGATAATATAATGCCCAGTATTTACAGGCCATCTTTTACAAGGACAACAAAAATGATGAGCGAATCAGAAAAACTCGTTGATGACATTGACATCAACGACGTAAGACACTTTGCTGAACTTCCCGACGACACCATTATCACCGTTGAGGAAAACGGCGAATGGGTAGAAACCACCGTCGGGGAACTAAGAGCAGAGGAGCAGTAAAGCACCATCCGCCCCGCGACCGTCGGTAGACGGTGGGGCGGTAACGAAAGCACCCCTTTTTTACGTCAGTGAAAAACTGCGTGTGGGGGTGCTTTTCTTTAGGTTAATCCCTATTCAGCTTTCTTTCTCCTGGTTGTGCGTTTTGTTGCCTTCTTTGTCGTGCGTTTGCGGGGTTTCCGCTTAGTTGTGGTTTTACCTGCGGCTTTCTTTTCTGCGTAAGCTTTACTGGACCGCTCTGACACGGCTTTCGCCTGGTCTATCTGATTCTCACCATTGACAATATCCTCCAGCGTTGAAAAGTACTTCTGCATACCTTTTTGAACACCGCCCATAGCGTCTTTGATTTTCTGCTCATCGCCCCCAGTCCAACTAGCAAGGTAAGCCTGCGATGACTTTGAGGTATTCCCCTCACCATAGGCCCTCAAAATGCCGTAAGCAACCGTCTCCGCCTCCGCTTCTGCCTGTTCTCGTGTGAACTTTCGGTCTGGGTTTCGGGCGATGTGTCCACACATGATGTGCCCCATTTCATGCGCAAGCGTCTCAGCTGTCTGCATTCCCTCCAATTCTTCACGTAGAACAATATAAGGCTTGCCGTCTTCCCCTAGTGTTGCGTATCCTTGTGGCGATCCGATTTCGCTTTGCGGCAATCGCTTAATCTCAATATCCATTTTCTTGGCGACAGCTTCCAAATCCTGAATCATGGCGTCATTTGTTTTAGCCTTTGCCATGATTTCTTGTTGCCTATTGAAATAATTAGTCAAGGGGCTATGTGGAGGTTCTTTCACTGATTCGTCTAGGTCTTCATTTGAGAAAACGCTATATTCCTTGAACGCTGTGTAATGGGTTTCTTTTTTATCCTTATCTTCCTGTTTGTCATCACTGCTGTTTTCGTTATCGTCATCTTCCTTCTTCTTTTTCTTGACAAGGATTGGGCGCAGAATCTTTGCCGCCTTAGCGCCTTTACGCACCTGATAGCCGTCTTCTGCCCATTGCTTATAGGTTCGGAATGTATGCCCAGTCGGCTTCTGCAGCATAAGCAAAATAGTGTTGTTGAACGAATAACTATAGCGACTACGCAGGAAATCCAGGTACTCATCCAATCCTTCCTGACTTTCCATGACGTTCCGCATGCCGTCACTTAGCTCAGACAGCATCGCTTCCGTGACATCCTTGCCATGCAAACCGGCAAACGACACGCGACCCTCACTGGTGGTGGCAGCGGAAAGAGTCGCCCCGATAGAGGGAGCTAGGCTCGCCGCCCCCGCTGCGGCGGCCGCTGGGGGTTCATAGTTCGTGTTTTCCCTTCCGAAAATCATTCTCTGATGCTCTGAACCTGGTCCGCCATGAGCCATTCCTTTAACCATAATTATTCCTCAAATATCCATTCGGTATCTAATGTGAGTTCTTGCCATTCATTAAGATACCCCACGGGATGAAATACACAATCAACCCCCGATCACCTATCGCACCAAAAACTGCCCTGCCCGTAACCCGGCGCGATCCTGTTTGCCGTGCCTGTGTGGGTGAATATAGGGGAAACCCCGCATGGTTTCCTTCATGCGGGGTTACGTGGGCTATGGGTACCGGCGGTGGCTTCTTGTCGCCCTGGACAGTGAGTCTTATTCGGATTTCACCTGTTCAGAGGTGAATTGCTCGAAGTAGTACTTTCCGTCTTGCCCTTTGGCGATGGTGTAGCGCTGGTCGTAGACCACGGGGCTTGTCCCAGGCAGTTGTAGGTAGAGTCGCACCTCGTAGTCTTTGCCGATGACTACAGGGGTGATTTCAAGGTTGTAGCGGGTGCCTTCTGGTACCTCGTCGATGTGCTTTTGGATGTAGTTTTTGTCGTACTCTAGGTTGTTCGGATTGTAATACTTGATGGCTTTTTCGCCGCTGCGCTCGACATAGTAGGCGTAGTTGAAGCCAAGAATGACGCTGGTGCCGTTGTCGCGGTTGCCTTTTTGGGAGCCTGAGTGTTTGACACCAACTGATTCTGCGACGGTTACGCCGTCGGTGTCGGGGTCTTGGTTGTTGTTGCCTCCGTAGTCGAAATTTTCGCTTGTGGTGGGTTGTTCGGCGGTGGTGTTTTGGTTGTTATCGTCTCCTCTAAAGAAGGCATACCAGATTCCGCCTGCGGCGGCGAGGGCAACAATGACCATGACTGCGATGGGGGCGGCGAGGCTGCGTTTACCGTCGTCATCGTCTTCTTCATCGTCGTAGTCGTCGGTGAGGGTGAGGTTGTCTAGGTCGTCGTCCTCGTCGCCGTAGTCAAAGTCGTCTTCATCATCGTAGCCGCTGTAGCTGCCTGTGATGTTTTCGTCCTCGTCGTTGTTTTTGCCGAACAGCGCCATTCGTGCTGTCCTCCTTTTGTTGGTTTGTTGGGTTTGTATATTGTGTTTGTTTTACCACATGTGGGGTGTGGTCTTATTTGTCGTTGAAGGTGTATCCACCGTCACCTGGAGTGTATGCTCCTTTGACTTTTTCCAGTTGTTTGACGATTTCCTCAACGACAAGCTGTGTCTTTTTGTTTTTGTTTGCTTTGTCGTCGGGGTGGATGTTCAGACGGGAAAGGATGCTGTTAAGGCGTGTCTCCTGGTCTTTGCCGTTTGCTGATGCCAGCACATCTACAATGAGGCTCAGTGCGTCTTTTTCGTGGGGTGTGGCGTAGTCAAAGTTGCTGTTGTCGGTGGTTTTCTTGTCTTTGAGTGCGTCGCGGACAAGTTTGCGGACCTCGGAGGTTTTCACGCCACCGTCTTTGTCTTTCTCTAGCCCTTTGAATGCGTCAAAAAGTCGTTGACTGTAGTCACGCATGGCATCGATTTTGTTCATGTTTCCAGTGCCGTCAAAGCGTTGCGGTTTCAGCGATGGGGTGCCGTCAAAGCGTTGTGTGTCGCCGTCTTCTTTGGTGGCGTGGTGCCCGTTGTTGGCGATGACTCGTGACGCTGTTTCGCCCTTGTTGCTTACCAAAGTGTTGATGTAGTCAAGTTTGGTTTTCTCATCGTAGGGCTGTTTCATGACGATGCGGATTTCGTCTAGCAGGTCAATGGTTGACGATGGGTGTTTTTCCACAATGGTTTTCATTGTGTTTTCCACGTCGCTGATGCCGGTGTCCTTATTTTTGAGGGTGTCGGCAAGCGCTTTACGGGCCTCGTTGTCGATGTCCTCGGCGGACTGTTTCGGACTGTCGGTGCTGGTGGGTTTGTCCTGGTCCACGATGGTAACTGTTGGTTCCTCTGGTTTGGGTTGCTGAACCACAGTAACAGGTGTGGATGGTTTCTCAGTGACCGTAATGGTTTGCTGAGGTTGTTGTTCCACTGGTTTCGCTTCCACTGTTTGTTGTGGTTGCTCAGCTGGTTTGGGTGCTGGTTGCGCCTCCACTTTTGGTTGCTCTTGTTGTGGCGCAGGAACGGGCGCTGCTGGGGCGGGCGCGGGTGCGGCTTGAGGCTGAATCGGGGGTTCAGGATTCGGAGCGGGCGCTGATGCTGGGGCGGGCGCAGCAGCAGGAGCAGCGGCCGGTGCCGGTGGTTGCGGTTGCACAGGGGCGGGCGCGGGTGCGGCTTGAGGCTGAATCGGTGCTTGACCCTGAGCCTGCGGAGCGTCGCCGCCTTCCCTGTCTTCACATGCCAAACCATCCCCATCAGGATCTAGTGTGATGCGGTAACCAGGCTGATCTTTACCCAATGGTGCTTTGCCTTGGTTTTTCACTTCCGCACAGTTGGCAAAGTACACGTCTTGCGGCGGCAGGTCTTGGAGCAGTGTCGGGGCATGCGGCGATAGGGCGCTATCACGTTTGGCATCACCTGGTAGCGGCTCTCCCTTTTTCAAAAGGTCTAGTTCTTCTTTAGTGGGAAGTGGGTTAATCGGCGGAGGAGTGCGGTTCTTGCCTTTTGTTAATTCACGCACCTGCTCCACCGTCGGCAGCGGGTTCACCGGCGGAGGGGTGGATGCCACTGCGGTTGATTGTCCTATGACGGTACCGGCAGCAAGTGCCGCCAACACTACGGTTTTCTTACTGATAATCCTCACTGGTTTTCCTTATTTTTTGTTAAGCATGTTAGCTTACCCATTTTACCACGGTCACCAGTGAGGAAACTCCCCCGAAACCCCCGAACCAGCGCAACCCCTACTTTCCGCACTGGACTTTAGGCGAGTTCCCCTCAGACGTTTCCTGCGTCTCCACACGCCCATCACGATAAATAGTGCAGGTAATCTTACCCGTCCCTGATGCCGCCACACCAACAATGGGTTTCACATCAGCTTTCATACCAACTTCCTTCTTCCAAGGAAACTTGATGTCTTCCTGGGAAAGCGGCTTGCCTTCACCATCAAGCCACGACGCAGACGCAGCCTTAATGTCACCCTCTTTGGTGATCTCATACCCAACAACGGACCCGCCATCTGGCACGGCAACTTGTTTCACCTCTGGCGGTTCAGCAATGGTGTCTCCCTGCGTTGCTGACGAAATGACCTGCTCACCAGCCTGCACTTTTTCGCTAGTTGTTCCGCTAGGGATGCTTTCATGGTTGACCCCACCAAGATAGTATCCGCCCATAAATACGGACACAATACCTACGACACCTGCAGCGAATTTCCAGGCGAAACCCACAATACCTTTTGTTGTGGGGTCTAGTTTATTGGGGTCAGGTTTCGGTAACTCTACAGGATCGTCGATAAGGTCAATCGACGGGGGATATTCCCCCATTCCACCCCCGGCGTTCCGGTTGTAGGCTTTCTGTCTGGCAATACGATCAGCAGTGTCATCGTATTCCTCGTAGCCTTCCCCGTTTTGGTACCGTGTCATCTACAACCTCCCCTCAGAATCCACTAAAGGCCGTATACGTAGCTGCAGACAATGCTGCTGATTGAGCAATGCGGTTAGATTGCTCTGCCTCTTCTTGCCTTTGCCTGCGGCGACGATCTTCTTCATCCCGCTCGGCACGCCGCCTCCGGCGCTCTTCTTCATGGTTTGCGCATTTTCTACGTCCACTACACATTTCTCTACTCCTTTTAGGTGATTTTTGTTTTTCTAGCATTTAGACCCTCATTGATAGAGTTGCCTGTATTGAGTATAGCAATTGCTCTTCTGGTTGTGAAGCAGAACGCCCTGATGCCACAACGTTCAATGGGGTTATCATATCCGTCACCAAGCGATCCACGGTGGCAATATTGCTGTGGATATGGTCAAGGCATTTTCGGGCAATATTCGCAGCGAACGCCACTACACAATGATTCATCTTCTCATTAGTGGGCGACATTTTCTGTGACTGCGACAACAAATCACGGTGCTGTGACCGCAGTCCAAAAATAGTCGCCTCAACAAGGTTCAGCTCTCCTGAATCGGTGACTCCGCCCCAGTAGGTGAACCACCCCGCGCCCAATGTTCCGAATAACGCCATGCGCTGTGATGAATCCAGGGACCATGCGCACTGCACGATACTGTGCACCTGGTCGCTGTAGGACGTGTCGTTGGTTGTAGAGTCGGTTTTCTTGCCGAGTTTTAACCCTTTGTTTGACATTCGGGACTCTAGTACGGGGACAGACATGCCTGTATTGTTCGCTGCAGCTGTCAACAATGATGTGCGAGCGTCGATAAGCGTCAAAGACTGGTATGACATGGTAAGCCACGTCATGAACTGGCTTTCTGGCATGGATTGGTGTGCCAACGTCACCAAGCCTACGATCAAATCACCTGCGGATCCGACCATGCGGCGAAACCCCTCTGTGTCACCTTTGGCGGCATCCCACGGGTCCAGTCCACCGCCCATAACGCACAGTCTTGTTCTGGGAACATAGTTGGCAACCCACACTGCCTTCAACGCGGCGTCTCGCCCCGCGCTGTCGCCGTCGAACAGCACTGTCAGCTCCTCTACACCGCGAACCAGAAACTCATGGTCCCGACCAAACGCAGTGCCACACACAGCAACACCCACCGTGTCAGGCCCCAGCGCTGATGACACGGCAATGGCATCCAGATTCCCTTCACACACCACCACCCGGCGCGCTCTTTTAAGTTGGTGCGCTCCGTAGAGGCTGGTTGATTTGTCGAATATGGTGGTTGCGCGGGTGTTGATGTATTTGCTGTCGGGGTTGGTGCAGTTGATGTTTGGGATTGCGCGGGCGGAGAAGGATTGCACTTGTTTGTTGTGGTTGATAATGGGGAAGAGGATTCGTCCGCGCATGGGGACGTAGAGTTCGTTGCTGTTTTTGGATTTGTTGGCCATGCCGGTGGCGATGGCGATGGTGGGGTTGTTGTTGCAGGCTTGCATGACTATTTCGAGTGCTTGTTTGGGGTTGGGGGGCATGAGTCCTAGTCCCCATGTGCGCATTTCTTGGTAGGTCATGCCGCGTTGCCATAGGTAGTCGAGTGCTGCTGCTGAGTGGGGGTCTTGCTCTGACATGAGGTAGGTGTGGCAGGTTTTTGCGATTGTGCGCATTGCCTGGTAGAGGGTTTGTTTTTTGATGCCGTTGTTTTGCGCCAGTAGCTCATCGGGGATGGTGATGTTGTGGGCTTGGGCTAGGTCTTCTGCCGCGTCAAGGGGGTTGTCTATTTGGTTGAGGATTTGGTGCAGGGTGATGATGTCGCCGTGTTCTTGCCCGTGGGAGAAGACGCGGAAGTAGCCTGTTGATTCGTCAAGCATCATGGCGGTGGGGTTGCTGCCGCCTGCGATGATGTTGTTGCAGCGCCATGTGTCGCCGTGGCTTTGTTTCAGGCTTTGGGTGTTGGGGTGGGCTTCAACATAGTCTTTGATGTTGATGTTCGCCTTGATGAAAGAAAAAAGCGTGTCCTTTGTCACGTTTGTTGGTGTTTCCTTTCGTGGTGCCCATGCCCCTTGTTTTTGGGTGGTGTTTCTTATCGTGTTGTTGCTTTTTACGATAGCCTTATTGTTGCGGGTGTGGCAAGGTGACTCGGCAACAGCCGAGGTTTTCTAGGTGGTTGGCGGCGGGGTGAACAGTCGCCCCATGCGTCTGTGGGGGTGGGGTTGTTTGTGTTACGCTTCTGCGAGGCGTTGTCTGAGTTCCGCTCTGAGTGCTGCTTCTTGTTCAATTGCGGTGCGTATTTGTCCTACAACCCTTCTGATGCCGCCTTCTTCTTGGAGGTCTTCATCTGTGCAGCTGAGGACGCGCCACCCCATTGATGCTAGTTCGCTGCGTATCCTGCCGTCTTTTTGCACTTTGTCGCGGCGGGTGTCGATGATGTGTTTTTCTAGGTCTTTTGATTCTGCGATGTCGCGGAGTAGTTCTTTGTCGTCTTTGACGCTGTGCCAGTAGGCTCCGTCCATGAAGAAGGCGATGCGGTATTCTTCCCAGGTGAAGTCGGGGGTTGTGAGTTCGGTGCCGTCTTCTCTTCTGAATACGTGGTTTCGATCTGGGAGGGGTGTGATGTTTTGGTTGACCATTTCCGCCCATAGCCATTCTTCTGGTTCTGAGGTGGTTTTCAGGGCTTTGTCTGCTTTGACGTAGGAGTTAGCGATGCGTACCGCGTCGAGGGCCTGGAAAACCCTGCTGAATGCTTCAACGTCGCTGTAACGGATGTGTTTGATAATCCATTTGTCTTCTTCTAATTTTTCCGCTTTGTCACCGTCTAGGCAGATGCCAAATTTCATCGACGGCACGGCTATGGATACATGGGTGTGTTTGTCTGGTTCCCACCCCAGTTCCAGGTCTGCTGGGTTTACCCCCAGTAGTACGAGTGCGTGGAGCATGGATTGTACGGGGTGCTGGTCGTTTGGTTGTGGTGGTGGTTGGGTTTTCTTTTTCGCCATGCTTCTTGTTGTCCTGCCCTATTGGGGTGTTCTTATGGTGTTTCTTTTGTATTGGTCCGCTGTTGGTGGCGTGGTGCCTGGGTTTTGCCGTGGCACGGGGTGTGCGGCACGGCGGTGGCGACTAGTCTTCAAAGATACTGTCGTCCCCGTCGTCTGCGAAAATACTTCCATCAGAGTAAGCATCATCACTAGTGGTGTCAGTAGTGCTGGTGTTCCAGCTTTGGAAGTGTTCACCATGTGGCGTGCTGCCCACACCGGCGGCGGCAAGGTCGTCACTGTCCCCTGTGCTCGTTGGGGTTCCTGTCGCGGGTGCTGCCTGCGGCGCGACGGGCCTACCGGTGGTTGGGGTGGTGGACTCATCCCGCACATTGCTTGTCGCCTCGTCGTCTGGTTTCTTGTTGGCGATGATGGTGCAGATTTTCATGATGTGCGGCGGGATGTCGCGGTAGTCAAGATTCTGGTAAAACTCAAAGATGCTACCCGTGTGGGGATAAGGGTCCATGCGGCGGATAATGGTGCGCGTTGGCTCGGGCTGTGAATCAACAAGGGTCTGCAGGATCGTGCGACTATGGTACTCAGTAGCAATGCGTCGCAGTGTTTTCTTAGGGTCAATACCCTCTGCGGACAGTTTGCTGAACGCTAGTTCTTCACTCCATCCAGGAAGTGCACCCAAAAGGATATAGGTTTGGGTTTGCCCCAATGCTTTATGGCGGTTTTCGTTCTGCACGTAGGTAAGCAAGTCATCTATACTGATTTCCTTGTTGATGACCTTGTTGATGTATTCCTTTTTGACCCGTGCTGATTCCCTGCCGAGTTCAGTGTCTTCCCATTTGAGCATGTGGCACTAGTCTCCTTCCAAGTGTGGTGATTTTAGTGTTGATGGTTGCGTGCATCCAGGGCATCAATAACCTTATGAAGTCTTATGGCGGGCCTATGTGAAACAGCGCTGCAGCATATGCAGGTGCGCCACCAGTAGGGGTTTCGTCATCTCATCCGGCGGCGGTGCCTGATTGATGGTTTTACAAAACAACGCCACATTTGTAACCCTACGTGCCGCTTTCTGGTGGTAAAACCCAGCCTCACCAGTCTTCGACAACACCAGCACAACCTTATGCAGGAAGTTACTCAGCGCCGTCGCCACAGGGATTACCTTACTGCCAGGCATGCCACCAATGATCCCCGCGATCTCTTCCATGCTGCCCGGCGCGGCGGTACCGCTGATGCCGCTGATGTGGTCAAGGATGCGTATCACGTAGTCGTGTTCAGGGTTGGGGGTGTATGGTTCCGCCATTCCTGTGGCGTTGAGGCATAGCGCCGCTGTGAGCAGCATGAGAGGGTCTTCATACTGTTCTGTCAGGTGAGTGAGGGTGGTTTTGCTGAGTTTCATGCCGAAACCATCAGGGGTGACCAACAGTGCCCCCCATTCCTTAATGGTCGCGGGCGGGTTGATGACGGTGGCGCCGGGGGAAAGGCTTTTCGTCATGTTTGTTGTGACAAGAAGAACTTTCTCCCATTGCGTGGTGTGCCTAGTGATGTTCTCCAGGTCTTTCTTTGAGCGCCCCTCATGGTCAAGGATAATGAGCACCGGCGGGGCAAACAGGCCCGGCGCGGGTATGTGTTCGTCTGCGAATACGGTTACCCCGCTGGTTGCTTTTTGGGTGGCGTGAATGTTGGGTGTTGCCCACACCAAATCGGGGGTTTGAACAATGGTTAACTGGCCCATTTTTCACGGTTCTCCCTAATATGGGTGATGCAGTGCCCTGTGAGTTCCCGGATGGTGCGGCGCACACTTCCGTTGACTTTCTCCCACTTGATGTCACCTCGCGTGCGGGACTCTAGGTAAGGGTCAAAACCCAGCAGGAATCCACCCTGCGTGTTTTCTTTCAGGTATTCCAGTACATCGTCAGACAGTTTTTCGTCTTGTGTTTTCTGCACAACGCAGGCAAATATGGGGGATGTACCGTTGGTTTCCTTCACGTCTTCCACCTCATCGGCGGCTTCCTGCAGTGTAATGATTGCAGGCAAAGCAAGCACAATGGCTTCTGATTCTGCTAACACCCTGTATTTCGCGGGGTCTTGCTCGGTTGACGCATCACAGTCCGCAATGATGAGGCTGTAAAGCCCACGCATGTTGGCAAGAATCGCCCCTGTTTCCTGCGCCGTGGGGTGCGCGATACGCGGCTGGACTGGGGAACTATTCGACAGGATGAACTCTCCGCTCATCACGCCAACAATGGTGTATTCGCTGGCGGGGATTTGCGCGCCGGGGTTTTTCTTGATGGCGCGCACGAGGTCAATCATGGACACGTTGATGTCGTTTTGTCGGTTATGGCGGGCTGCTAGCGATACAGTTCTGTTGTCTGCGCCCAGGTCTATCGACACAACAGGGCGGCTTTCGATTCCACGGTTTTCGCTGAGTGCGGCGCTGAGTAGCCGCGTGATTACTGTTCCACCGGTGCCGATTTTTTGCGACAATACGGTAATCACTGCTGGCGTGTCGTTTTCTTTGGGGAAGGGTGTTCGTATTGATTGGAAAACCTCAATTGAGTGCTGGCGGCGTTCCCTTTCTGTTTTCCTGCGTTGTTTTTCCGCCTCAATCAATGCCTCGTCATCCTGCTTACTGAACCACTTTTTTTTCGGCAGTTCAAAAGGGGTTCCTTTGGGGGTTATGGGCATGTCCCTGATGTATTTGGGGAGGCGTTTGAGGTAGGCAATTTGCTTTTGTTGTTCCCTGTATCTACGGTTTTCCTCCTCGCGTTCCCGCCTGCGGCGCATTCTTGCTTCACGTTTCGCGGCTTCTATAGTTTCTTGTTCGCGCTGCTTCTCTAGGCGTTGTTGCTCGCGTTTCTTTTCACGTTGTTCCTCCTCAATTTCCCATGAGGTTTTAATGAGTTGCCCATCCTCATCGTAGACGGCACCCACATTGTTTTCCTGGTTGTCTTCTGGGTATTCCACCAGGTTTTCTTCTCGTTGCTCTTCATTGTTGGTGTTGTCACTCATTGTTGTTGTTTTCCTTAAAAGCCTCTTTGTTTCCTAATGCGTGTTTGAGGGGGCGGGGGTTTGGGGCGGCGCTTCTTGGCGCAGGTGTGTAACACTTCTTCTAGTCTTCCATAAGGTCACTTACCGTTAGATCCCCGTCAGCGCCCATACTAGTGTTGTGTTCTGGTGGTGCGGCGTGTTGGTCGCCCCTATTGGGTATTGGCAGTGTTTGCGTTGGGGGTGTCATTGTGCTCATTTTTATCAATTTCCGCACATCGTCGTACCCGTCGCTGGCGATCTCGTCGTTTTCCCACAGAACCTCCCCATCGGAGTTAATGATGCGTGTCCAGGTGGTTTCATGGTATTGGGTGTAGTTGTTGATTTCCTCCACCACAATACGATCCGTGGTTATCGACGCACCCGACTCGTAGAAGTCAAGCCCGTTTCCCTCGGGAAGAATGGAGGCCGGCGCCATGTCTGCAACAAACGTGCCTTCTTTCGTGGTGTACACCACTAGGGGTTTCGGGCTGGTGATGGGAACACGATGCCCTTTTCCAGGGATTATCATGTGACCGTCCTGCGCGCGGCACATCATCACATCCTGCACATTGGGGTCTTTTTTCAGTTCCTCTGCAGCCTGATAACACGCATCATCAATGTGAGCTTGTGATGTTTCAGCGTCCCCTGTTTTGATGCCTTTGGTGGCGCGGAGTAGCCGTGTCACGGTTTTTCTTCCCAGTCCACCGCTTGACTCGGCAAGTTGTACCGCAATGTGCGTTTTCGCGGGGGTGAACATCCTGAAAGGTCGTGAAAAGAACGTGGCGGCGTTTTTCAACCTGGACCAATAGAAGTCGTTGAAATTGCTTCCGCGATCCTTCATACCTACATGGTGATTACAGTAAGGATAGGTGGGGTTTTTCAACGCCACCATCTTTTTGCATCCCGGTAGTTTGCATTCTCTTGATGTTTGTGTTGCCATACCCCTTATTTATACCCCTTGACTCCCTTGGTTTGCTGCCTGATTTTGTTGTTGCTGCTGGACGGCGTTGTGCCTGTTCCACAGCCATGACGACAAGCACCACATGAGCACCAAAAGACTCACCCCTGTGGTGTCTCCATCGGTGGCGCGGGAATAGTTGTGGTTTTGGTTCATGGACTCATTCATGACATGCGCCACGAAATCATCTCCCAGTTGGAAATGCCCAGCAATGGTTTTCACGGCACCCGCGATAGGCCCAGTGTTGTTTAGCAGGGCTGCGACGATGAATTTCTTATCGGAGTCGCTGAGTTGAATAATGGGTACCTCGCGGGTGGCGACACGCTGAATCGCGGGATCCAACACATGATTAGGGTACGGTTTGCCATCCGCCTTGCGGGTGAAATCAATCGCCCATCGTCCCTCGTTTTTGTTTTTGGTGACCTTCTCAATGATCGCGGGCGCACCCAACGCCGACATCGCATCATAAGCCACAGACCGCGCGAGAGCTTGTTGGTAGAACACTGTTCTGCTGCGGGAGTTCAGACACAGAAAATCAGTATCAATATGCTGATTCTCCATGTTGTTCCCCTGACCGCCTTTCTTCGTGAAACTCTGGGCAGTAAAGAACAGGCGCGCCTTGGTGCCAAGGTACTTGCCGTCCTGATAGTGGCGGTCAAAGAACCTGATGTCAAGCATCTCTTCCGCCCGGAAATGCCTGGTCTGGTACTCTTCTTCCTCACCGTTGCGGTATCGCTGGTTTTTGACCATTTCCTCAACGAAAAGGAACTGGCGATCAAGTGACCACCCTAAATTGGACACATGCGGACACACCAACCCGTACAACAGTTGCACGTCGTGGTCTTTGCGCAGCACTTTCGGGATGTACTGCGAAAGATCCATTGTGTTGTAGTGCATTCCCCTTGCCATTTTGTGCCTCCTAGCTGGTGTTTTGATGATTATTACGATTGTAGCATGAGGGTCAGACACGCCCGGCGGAGACCACGAAATAATGAGGGGAGTCCATGTCACCTAAGACAATGGCGAATCGTTTTTTCGCCGTGGGTGACACCGCCAATTCAAGGTTGCCGTCTTCTGGTGGGGTGAACCCTGAAAACAGGCCCAGTGACTTCTGGTCAACGGTAAACGCCACGCCCTCACCGTCGGTATTGTCCACCACCACATCGCATGGCATGGTGTCGCTGAACGCTTCTCTCCCGTTGTTCTTGCTGCTTACGGTTACTTCACCACCAATGTGGATAAACACCGTTTTGCTGGAGTCTGATAGGTTGACCGCGCTTTTTGCCAGGGAAACGAAACGCCGCTTGTTGACCTGGATGCGCATGCTGGTTTCCTCAAAGTCATCCGCAAGGATTTTCTTAATGTTGACCAGCGAGAACTGGTTGATAGCCTCTTTGGTGGCGTTGATGCCGTGGAAGGAAAACACCGCCCCGTCGGGTTGCGCCATGCAGAGTTTCCTGCCCGCGTTTTCCGTCCACGCCTCCACCATGCCGTCCACTATCTTCGTGGCGTTGGTGAGACTGTTGTAGTCAGCGGCAAACAAGATAGGCGCGCCCCGTGTAGCACCGCCAGGGGCGTGTGCTAGTCCTTGCGAAACCGCGTATGCACAAGCTTCCCCTTCCTGCGTGGTGTAGATAAACACCCCTGTTGCTAGCATTCCTTGCGCTGAGCGGTCGGTGTGGCGCGCCACGGCAACCTCGTTTACTGCCGCCCATAGTTGCGCGGTCTCTAGGGTGGTGGTTTCGTCTGGTTTTTCGGTAACCGGTTCTGGTAGCGCCGCGTGTGAGCCGTATTCCTGTGAAGGGAACGCGAGTTTCCTTCTTCCCTGCTTAACAGTGATCGTCCCGTCATGTTCGGTTAGTGTGGTTGCCCATGTGTCAGTAAGCGCGCGGGCGGTTTTCTCAAACTCTTTACCAATAACAGTAAATCCGCCTGTCTGGTTGATCGTTGCTGGTATCGGCATGTGTGCGGTACCAGTATCGCCCTCCGCGTCAACCCATACTTGTGTGCCGTCGTCATAGATGTGAAGCAGCCTGCGGTAGCTTTCTGTAGCGCTTGATGACAGCAATAGGCTTGCTTTGCGCACACAATCTACAAAAAGCTTTGGGTTATCGAAAACGTACTCAACCATAAATAAATCCTTTTAAATATTGCCCGCCCTCGTGCCAGCAAACAGCGCACAGACAAAAAGAGGGCTATCCAGTAGGGGCGCGGGATTCCCTCACTCATGATAACCCTGACTGCTACTGGCACACAATGACTTCCCGCGCACCACCCACCCCACCCGCACACTCACCTGGTTTTGGGTTAAGAAACACCCTTCCATGCAGAGGGAACTTCCATTGGGTTGACCGCACCGGCGAGCCTGGAAGTCATGATCACCTGGTCAATATCACCCGAGTTCACACTGTCCTCCAGCACTTTGTTGAACAATACTGCGGCTTCATCATCAACCATGCTCATTGGTTCGTCGAGAAGCAGGACGCTGAGGCTTTCTGTTGTTTGTAGCGCGGCGCCCAACGCCATTGCGCACGACACGCGGGCCTGCTCACCAGACGAGAATGTTTTCACATCACGAGTAAGCGCCCCCTCACCGTGGACGAAAAACAGCTCAGGTATGATTTTACTTCCCCTGGTTGTTTCCCGCGTCTCAGGGCGAATGAGAAGCGAATCCGCACCGATTTTCAGCAGCACGTCATTAGCCGCGTCACACAGGCGCTTTGCTTCCGCATCAATTTTGACGCTAGCGATACCGCCTGGATCGGATGCCTGTACCAACACCTCCAGTGCCTGCACTCGCGCATCAAGCTTGGTGTATTCCTCTTCTAGTGTTTCTATGCGGTTGCGCATAATGGCGGCACGTTCACGCTCATGCAGATCCTTGGAATGCTGCGCCATGATTTCCGCAATGTTATCTACCTCGCGTCGTGCCTTAATGAGTTCTTCGTTGTTAACCTTGGCAATCTTGTTGGTGACTTCAACAATGCTTTGCGCAACGGGAAGGCTTGCCGCCTCCTCGTTGATTGCATTAATGCGCTGAACAATGCTTTCAGGTGTGTGTTGCGGCTGTTCAACAGGTTTTTCTACCAACTGGTCATAGTAGGTTTGGGCGGCGCGGCATTCCGCCTTAAGCTGCGCAATTGCATCAACGCTTAAGCCCAGTCCGTTGATGCGCTGCAGTTGTGCCTGTGCGTACTGGATGTAGGGCAGGGCCTCCTCCTGGGTGAGTCCCGCGCGACACATGGGGCACTCATCATTAGAAAGATGAGATAAGCGGTGAATATCGCTGGTGAGGAATTGCGCCTGGTACAGTTCCTCATCCGTTGGTAAGCCTTGTGTTTTCTGCACAAGTGCGTCGAGGTTTGAGCGGGCCGATTCCAGCTGTTGGGCATAGCTGTTGTAGTTCGCCCATTGCTGTTGTATATCAACCAACTGTGCCTGCAGCTCTTGTGTCTTTTGCCCCAGCTCGGCGGTTGCTGTGGCTTCTTCCTCCCTCAGTTTTTCCAGTTGCTCATGTAGGTGGCGCTTTTTGTCGTTGTCTTCCAGCTCTAGTTTTTGCGCTTTTGCCCGCGCGGCCCGCAGATCCTCATCATTAAAGGGGCAGTCCAACGTGTCCCCGAGGTGCGGGAGTGCTGCAAACTCCGCCTCGACGTGACGCAATTCGCTTTCTTTTTCTTTCAGTGTGCGTTTAGCTTCACGCCGCGCGGCGACCGCGCGTTTATGGACTTTCGCCCATTCCTCACCGTTCGGCAACAGCGCCGAAATGACAGCACGCCGATCAGCCGGGCTTGCCTTCATGATGGAGTCAATCTTGCCGGTGCCGTGCTGGTCAATGACAGACAAGGCAAGAAACACCGACGGATCTACATCAAGAATCCGCCAGATTTCCTTCTGTGCTGCAGTAATTGAGGTTTTCTTAAACCTTCCGCGCTTCACAGTGAGTGTATGGTTGCCGCCACGGTCGGTGTCGGCATATACGCGATGAATCGTAACCTCATCGCCTTCATTGTCCACCAGCTCTAATGTCACATCAGCCTGGTAGCAGGCTTTGTTCACCACAGAACCCATGTCCCCCGCCACGCGGGAAGACTCCTTGCCGAAAAGCGCCCACATGATGGCGTGCAGGACACTGGTCTTCCCGCTGCCGTTCTTGCCAACAATGGTGGTGAACTTGTTGTCGAATGTGAACGTAGTGGGCACTTCTGGGAAACTACCGAAACCGGAGATGGTTACGCTTTTGAAAAACACATTTAGCTCCTTGTTGAAAAATTGTTTACGACATAAAAACACCCCCGCACAGTCCCCATTTCACTATGATCTTTGGGGTTGCGGGGGCGGAAATAGAAACCCACAAACAAGGGGGCGCTACCCGTTTAGAACGGAGCCTCCTCCCCAAACCCTGCCGCTGGGGTTTCAGTGGGAACCGCATTCTGGTTTGCTGGCGGCACCGGCGGGCGTGGCGTGGCAGCGCGGCGCGGCGGCGCGGCAGGCTGTTCCATTGGTTCCGCCTCCGGCAGCGGGGGTTGTTGCGACTCAGGAGAGGGGGCGGCTTGTGGTGTCTGTTGGGGCTGTGCGGGAGGAGCAGCTTGCGGGACATATCCGCTATCCCACGGGTCGCCGCCTCCCTGTTGCTGCATCGGCGGCTGCCCAAAACCACCCTGCGGTTGCTGGTTCTGCCATTGATTAGGAGCAGCTGCGGGAGCACCTTGCCCTTGGAATCCACCACCGTAGTTCGGTTGCCCAAAGCCACCCTGGAACCCACCTTGTGACTGTTGGTTCTGCCACTGGTTTTGTGGGGCGGGAGCTGCATTACCCCAACCATCACCACCGTTGCTGTAACCGCCACCATTGTTATTGCTGGAGGCGCGGGTAACCTGCGCGGTAGCGAAACTCAAGGAAGGCCCAACCTCATCAACCTCAACTTCAAAAACACTGCGACGCTCGCCCTCCTTGTTTTCGTAAGAGCGCTGACGCAGCTTGCCCTGCACAATGACACGCATACCCTTTGCTAGGGACTCAGCCACATGCTCAGCGGCTTGCCGCCACACATTGCAGGTAAGGTACATCGCCTCGCCGTCTTCCCATTGGCTTGTCTGCCGGTTGAAACGACGTGGGGTTGAAGCAATACGGAAGTTCGCCACTGCGGCCCCGTTAGGGGTGAATCGCAGTTCTGGGTCAGCAACCAGGTTTCCAACAACGGTGATAATTGTGTCGTTCAAATCGTTTCCCTTCTAGCACTGTATGAATATCGTGTGAGGCCGTTCCTCACTACCCCCAATAGCCACAGCAAGACTACTAGGGTTTTTCCATGTCATTATACCTCCATTGCCTGGTGGGTGGTCAAGTCCCTCCACCTCCAGAACCCAGTTAACGTAAGGTCCAATGATTCTGCTGCGGATTTTATTGGTTGTTGATTCATCCCACACGGGGCAGCCGTAAATATGCGGGTTACTGGTGAGCAGCGTATTTCTACAGTGGTTGTAGGTCTTCTGATTAAGCGTACCGAACGCATCCATTGACATAGAGACGATTCTTGCCACCAGGAGATCATCTTGCGGGCGTTCTGTGCGCGTTGCTGACGGTGCCAGTGGCAACATGCCGGTACTATCAAACGGCTGTGCTGAGAGAATATCCCCGTTTTCCGGGAGGGATACGAGACCCTTGCCGAAAAAGCTGGTGGTCATGACCCTCATACCGGGTTTGATGTATTTTGCGTACACGGCACCGTTTTTGGCTGTTTGAATGCGGGCTGCAGGTGTGCAGATAACGGTGTCCCCGCTAACGAACCGGACCCTGACGAGCCTGTCTGGGTTTTCCTCCCGCATGAAGTTGCTGAAACTTTTAAGGAACAAAGCATCTCCGTTGGGGGAGGCGCTGAACCCGCTTAAAACGTCATCTGGTTTAACGGTTCGTAGGGCAATGAGTCGCCCTGGGGACATGACCCGAGAGTGTTCCAGCACACCTGAGCGCTGCATCATGGTTTTTACTTACTTCCCTTCATCCAGTCGTCGTCGCCGTCGATGTGTTTTTTCGGGTCAAGGAGGATACGGTCGTTTTCTGACACACCGATCTGATTCAAGCTAATGATCGCGGTGCTGTCGTCGGTGAATTTAGCCTCCACTGCAGGGACGGTAGTAGAATCCTCCCCGTTTTCAGGTTTGTCTTCCTCTGACTCCTGCTCTACATCATCAGAGTCATTGTCTACGTCTGCCTCCTCAGCGGCATTGCTGCTGCCTGCATCTTCTTCGTTATCTGACAGTGCGTCTACGATCTCTTCCGACTCATCGTCCGTCTCAGTATCCGCGTCCCCGCCAGCATCTAGAGAATCAGCCTCATCTGCACTGTCGTCAGTATCGTGCGCACCAAGGGGTGCATGGTTGTCCGCTGGGTATTGCGCTGACACGCTACCCCAGTTGAATGTCTCAGAGATAGACTCAAAGGATTCCTCACTGTCTGACTCGTCGGTGTCTTCCGACTCAGTGTCCTCAGTGCTTGTTTCCGCATCTGTGTCATCGTCTGCGTCTTCCTTGCGGTGTCGCCCGCCCACTGTTACATCAGCGTCACCCACGGTCTCTGTTTCCGTCGCTCCCACAGCAGGAACGTCCGCGTCAACATCAGCAGGGGATTTCTCCCGATCTTCCGAAACAGCACCCAATGGAGACATCACACCAGCGGGCGCTACCGCATCATTTACTGGTCGCTGGATACTATCACGCAAGCGCTGGAAAAACCCGCGACGCGGCGCTTCATGCCTGCCACTAGTACCTGCGGGATTATTGTCCACAGCGGCGGCACCACTAGGCTGAGAATCAACCGCAGACTGAATAGGAGATGACGGGGTTTCGTCGTTGTCCGCATCTTCTACAGCATCGTCTTCCACCTCGCGGTTGTCGCCACCATCAAGGAACTCAAAGCTATCCTCGTCCCCATCTGTCATTCCATAGTGCGACGCTTCTGGGGTTTCCTCTGGGGTGTTAGGCTCAACAACCTCAGCAGCACCGTAAATGACGGCATCTTCATACCGCTTTTCGACGGCTTCCCGCTGGCGTGCCACATTACGGGCTTCAAGCTCGGTGTCAATGATTTTTTGGTAGAACGGAATGACCTTGGACACAATGTACGCTGGCAGCCGCTTAATGTCCGATACGAAAGCGATGGCAGAGCTGATTTGAGCGGGGGTTTGCTTAAAGAAGAAGCCTGGTCGCGGTTCCTCATCAAGAGCAAACTGCACGGCATCCTCAATGTTGTCCACCATTGTGAAGTTGCAGGCGAACTTGTCGATTTTATTGGGGTCGGTGATGGGGGTGCCGTCTTTTGTTTTCAGCAGCGGGTTAGGCCCAGCGCAGACCTGCAGAAACTCCCAGCCTTGATCAAATCCAACGGGATCAATGTATACGTACAAGTACTCCCTGAAAACCTCTTCCATCCTGTTGGTTTTCTTGTTGCGCTCTTTGCGGGGGAAGTCGAATCGACCGTAGTATGACCACCCGATTTCACGCAGGATCTGGTTTTTGTCGTGTTCCCTCTGAGGGTTTCCTTTATCCGCCATGTAAAAGACCACTTTATTTGCGATGTATTCGGAGAACTCAATGATCTTTTGGCAGCTTTCGATTTTAATATCGCTGTCCTCGTGCGGGATGTACATGCTTTCTAGGGTTTCCTGTAGCGCATGTTCAACAGTGTGATCAATCCTGGCGGAACGCTGGAACGTGTTCTGAATGTAGTACCGTGTGAGGGCTTCCACTGCTTGCTGGTTTTTCTCAATGAAGGATGAACTCATATTTTTTCTTGTCCCTTTGTTTTCTTTCTGTTTAGTTTCCGATTGCCCTGAGTGGCATCCAATTGTATCCTTGTGGGCGTGGTGTGGGGCCTTCACCATCCCATTGGGTGACTGTTTCAAGCCATGAGGTGAAATGCCCCAAATGGTCGGTTACCATCATATCCTGCTCCACCAACGACATGATATTACGCCCGTAGCGTTTACTGCGAATACGGGAGTCCAAGACAGCAATGCCGCCTTTGTCTTTGACTGACCTCATGAGCCTGCCGCAGCCCTGCGCCATCATTTGTTTAGCATGGTTGACAGTCACTGTCATGAACTCGTTGTCACCGCGTATTTTCGCTGCTTTACACATGGCGTTGGTCACATGGTCAGTGACGATGGGGAACATGATTTTATCCAGCACGACAAGCTGCAGCGAGTCACCTGGAACGTCGAAACCTTCCCAAAATGATTTTGTACCAATAAGGATAGAGGATTCAAAATTGGTGAACCCCTCAATCTTCTCCTTGCGCGACATAGTGTCATCATCCTGAGTGTAGATACGGTGCCCCAGCGGGCGCAGCGCAGCCTCATAGTCGCGGATTCGTTTCAGCGACGTGGTGAGAATCAGCGCCCGCCCACCGGCGGCGCGCACCATGTCAACCACCATCCGTATCGTGCGCTGCTCCCAACCCTTCTGCGTGGGGTCAGTTTCCCACCCCTGGGGAATCAGCATTTTGCACCTACCGAAATCAAACGGCGTACCAACCTCAATGTGTTGAACATCACGCCTAACCCCGATGCCGCGCACATCATCATAGGTGATGGTTCCAGAGCAGAAAATCACCCGTGACGTGGACCCGTTCTCTGGCGATGCCACAGAATGCAACGCCAAACGGAAATCATCAGTGAAAATCTTCGACACATGCATCACCGTCCGCTGCCCCACCTTCTCAGTGGACACATCATGAGTGGGGACTTTCCGTTTCAAACCGTCACGGCTGGTGACCATCGTCATACTAGAGATAGCCTCCAGGAAATCCTTGCACGCCTGCACCGCGTTCTTCATCGCCGGTGTCTGTTCCGCCTGCTCCGCTAAAACAGCACTCATCAACCCCTGAGTAGCGTCAGCAATCGGCCTGCGAGTGCGCTTATTGTTCGGCATGCTGTCGAACTCCTCAACAGCACGGTTGAAAGCATCAACCATTTTCTTAGCGTTTTTCACACCCGTGGACATCACTGCCCTCGTCGGGGTTTCAGGTGACCCCGCAGCCAAAATAATAGAATGCGCATGATGCGCCTCATCAAAAACAATAGTTCGATCATGAAACACAGACGTTGTAGGATTAACGTTATTCCACACATCTGAGGCAACCAGCGACGTGTTCACCACCAGGATCATTGCCTGCCCAGCCAACCATTTCGCCAGCAAATAAGAATCACGATTAATGTTCGACTGCGACTTATCCTTATCAAAACCACTGGCCTTTTTCGCATCAGGATTACCCCACGTGATTTTCATGCGGATATTGTCAGGCAACTCCGCCAAACCACTTTCCTGATCATGGCTTTTCCGATTCGGCTCCTCCAACATCATTTCACAGTCAGCAACAAGCTTACGAACCCTGTCAATATCCTCATTACTCACCTTCCCCCCGAAAAGCCCCGCATTATGACTCGCCAACCACTTCCGAGCAAGCTCAATGCACAAATAGTTATCTTTCCCCTTTAGCAAATAATAGGAAACATCAACCTTATACAAACGCTGAACATTCCGAACAAACTCAGGCAACTCCTCCCCAATAATCTGCTCCTGCAAAGCCTTAGTAGACGTAGACACAGCCATACGCCCATACGGCAACGCAGCACACAAATACCCCAAAGTCTTACCCGTGCCAACCGGCGCAGACACCAAAGTATCCACCCAACTCTGATCCATACGCCGCAACGACGAATCCATCTGCTGAACCATACTCATCTGCGGCGGGCGAACACCCCAACCCCTCAGCTGACAAATATCACCAAGGATCTTCTCACCACTTTTAGGTATCACTTAAATTCTATTTTCCTTCATTGTTCAATTGACTCATCTTCTCAACTATAAACGCCCACTGCTCATCATTTCCAGTCCACAAAACCTCATCACCAATCAAAAAAACCGCAGCATCATAAGAAGTCACATCATGACACAACACATGACAAAACTCATTCACAGTCATCGTCACCCACGGATCATCCTTAAACCGATTCCGCGTATGACACACAAAACGCGCCCCACCATCAACACACCTAGCCACAGCATCCAACACCCCCTGCCCCCGCTCAGGCTTCACCCGCACAACCTCACCAACATCCACCCCAAACCCATCAACCATCATACTCAACGGAGCAGTAACCCAATGATAAACACCAATCTTCTTACCCCCCACATTATCCCACCTCACACCCTTACGCTTATGCGCCACCACACACAAACCCGTCCCCGCATTCCCAGCCTCCCGAACAGCCTCACCCCACCACGAACCCAACGACACAGAAGCCTCATTCTTACACTCAACCACCACAGGCTTCCCATTATGACGAACCCCATCAATATCCCCCGTATCATTCTTACCCTTCGTAAAAGCACGCGACACATACTCATCACGCAACAAATACGCCATAGTATCCGCAACACACATCTCAAAATCCGCGCCCGCAGCACGCGCAGTACGCCTACTCCGCCCCAACGTCCAACCCCCTAAACGCATCAGCCACCAAACGATCCATCATGGCGCGCCGGGCCTGGATTGCCTGCTCATCGGTGAGCTTTTCCATTGCCTGCCTATCCTTTTTTATTCGTGATTCCATTTTCCCTGCTCTGGGTATCAGACTATGCACAGCGCTTCCCGTGCGCAGGTCACCCACCCTGACACCGCCAGAGTAAATGGTGAGTGCATCACGAGAAACCTCAATGCCTGATATTTTCAGCCACCCGTCGCCATCGATGGCGACAAGGCAGTTTTCGTACAGTTCCTCAATTGGGTAGCTCTTTTTCTCATCATATATTTCCAGGTAGTTGTCCGGCAATTCCAGGAACTCCCAATGTGATTCAGGGCCTTGCGTGGCGAGTTTGTCTAGTGTTTCTGGGGTGAAGATCCGCAAGAGTCGTTCCCTGTGGTCTTCTGTTGGGGTTGCGTCGCCCTGGAGGATGTAAATCATGTGTTGGCATGGGATGCCGGTAACTCCCGACCAGTAGGTGATTTGCGCTGGGGTGAGGATGTCTGTGTATTCCGCCAGGGCTGGGTGCATGTATCCGAGCGCTGTGGGGGTGTCGTCTGCCCATCTTCTGGAGTTCTTTTCGGTGAACTCTGGTGGTTTTTCCTCATCTCCCCCCGCCCAGATGTCTGGGTTTGTCATGTGCGTTTCCTGCGGCGCCACATGATTTTCGCCCGTGTCGCGGGCGTGACATACCTAACCCCCGACATGGTGTCTGTTTTGGTGTACCCCAAGGACTGCGCCAGATGGTCGAACAGTTCCTCCCGATATTCTGGTGTTGTTCCCCCGAAAACCCCATATTTGTCGTAATCTAGTCTCAAATCGTCGCTTTTCCTTCTATGCGGCGGCATGGGGCGCGATAATGATTCCGACATGCACTGTGTTTTAAATGGGCAACGATCACATATCTTCTTGGCTTTCTCCTGCGCCTCTAGCGACTTCTCCAACGCCGCCTTATATGCTTTCTCCCCTTTCGGTGTAGGAGGGTACTCTTCACGGTCAGGGCGGAAAGCCTTATCGAAAATGTCAATGACCCTATCGTTTTCACCGCATGGGGCTTCATCAATAGGGTCATGTTCTTCTTCGTCGCTGAAAATGTAGTCCAATACGTTTTTCAGGTCTTTTCTCCGCTGCTTTTCAGCGGGGGTTTGTGTTCTTTTGTTGTGTTTTTGTTTTCTCGTCACACGTACTGCCTTTTTGAAATTGTCTTAGAACCTTAGCTGTTCATCTGCTATCGACAATTAATTCTAAGGCGCACAAGGGGGTAGTGTCAATACCCCCTTGCTTATTTTTAATCAAGCAATTTTCGACCAGGCACCCGCACCAATTTTTGACGGCTCCCACTCATCAATGGTGTTTTCATCCCGCCTGACAGAAAGCCGCTCCCATTTACCCTTGTTGGGAAGTTTCATGTCATGAATTTTCACCACATACGCCCACACAGCAATCAGAATTGCTGGTAGGAAAATGAACCACACTGCAGCAAACCACGGCGCGCCCGTCAACGCCCCCAGGACAATTCCCATTGTGATCCAAATGGGTTGCAGTAGGAGACAAAAACCCCACGCCCCGCGCGGCACGTCACGGTTCAACCCAGACATGATTTTCACTTGTTCGCTGAGCTTATCGTAGGCTTGCCCCCGGAGCTTGATTTCACGGCGGCGGTTCTCTTCTTCCCACCTATCCTGCATGGTTTGGGCGCCCCATAGCCTGTATCCACGGTATCCCTCACGGAAACCCATCCACAGGGGAAACAAATACGCGGCATAACCTGCAAGAACAATAAAATCCATGCCAGGGTTATCTGGACGCACCGCGCTTAAATCACGAGAGATATACACACATGCGATGACAAGCGCGCTCAGCACAACAAGGGTAAGCATGTAAGACAGAAGGATCTTCCACTGGTGTTGACCAAACAACCACAGCGCGTACTTAACTCCCTTAAGCGGCAGCACCAGCAACGCGGCACACAACCCCACAATAAACGACAGGAGAGCTGGGAGAGCAACACTCCCCAAAGACCACATTGCCATGTTGGTGTCGCTTCCTGCGACCTCTGGAAGAGTGATTTTTCCGTAGACAAGCCCAACATGAACTAGTGCCAGCGGCACAGAGGCTAGAACCACATTAGATCCCGAAACAACAGCTGATCGGCGTGCACCTTTCGGTACTCCTGCTTTCCACAAAGAGGGTTTTTTCTGTGGTTTTTCTTCTTTGTTCTTATTCTTTTTTAGTTTCAGCACTTTATTTTTCCTCGCAGTGTTCTGGTATGCCATACAGAAAGGGCACTATCTCCAAAAGTATTAAACAACAACTACACGGAGATGGTGCCCTTTTGCTTAACGTCCGTTGTTACACTTTAAGTGCTTCCAGGATGGAAATCACTTCACGGACATCAGATGGGTTTTTCGCAATAATCGCATCAGCAAACATGGCAATGTCGTTTGCATCTGGATTCCTGCGTGGAAGCTTCACGCCTTCCTCTGGCTCGTCGCGGTTGTCGTTCACATCGCCCAGCAACTTAGTCAGTGAGTTTTGGTTAGCGTCACTGAGGGCGTTGATGCTTGATGCCATAGCGGCACCGTCGCGGAACGACAGGCTTTCGCCATTCTCGTACTTTTCAAGCACCGGACCAATAACGTCCTTGATGATGGATACATCAGCGTCTGATTCGGCAATGGTGGCCGCCACTTTCGCATCTTTCGTGGCGGGCATAATGCCAAAGAAGGATCGAACCGCTGGGAAGAATTTACTTTCCTTGACCTCGCTTAGTTTAAGCGCAACTTCGATACCTTTTTCAAATTGCGCCTGCGTGTAGGTGCGGGCTGTGCTCGTACCTGCGGCGCGGCGTTTTTTAGTTCCGCTCTTTTTTCCTTTGGCAGGAGCCTTTGATGTTTCGCTGGCAGTTTCCTGCTCTTCCTCCGCATCCGAGTCAACTTCATCATCCTCTACGTTGGAATCATCAGCACTGATGTCTTCTTCGACATTGGCTGTGTTCTCTGCTTTGTAGTCGCTGGATTCTTGCTTGTCGCCGCCAGTATCTACACCGTTCACGGTGGTTTCACTTGGTGAATCTTCTGTTGACGTGGACTCTCCCCATGTGTTGGTGCTGGAAATCATCGATCCTGAGTAGCTGGTGTCGCTGGTGGATTCCTCACTGCTGCTGTAGCTGCTGCCCCAATTGTTGCTTTCTTGTCCCCATGATGAACCATAATTGTTGTCCATGTTCTACCTCATTTGCTCATTTGATTTGAATTGATTTGGTGTACATATCTTTTCCGCACCTAGCCTACCATGTGCGGTTTTGCCGATACTCTCGGCGGCGTTGAATCTGCATTAACCCAACACGATTATCAGAGGTCATCTCCACTATTTGTTTAGGCGCAGTGGATTTTAACGTGACCCTTGTTGACACATGCGATTCAGTATCGCTGACTATTTTTTCTAGTCGCTCTTGCCCTTCCCGTGAATTATCAGGGATAGTCCAAGTGGTTGATGGGTGCCGTGCCAAAGCCCGCATCGTTGCCCATCCCACTAGTTTACAATTCCCTGTTGCAACAAGATCCGCTGCTTCCTCATGATCCATGACGGTGTACGCCGCTCCTTGCGTAACAAACAGTACTCTTTGGGCGTTGTTGACTCCTTCCGCAATGGTGCTTGCCGCTTGTACAGGAAGACTTACTGGCATGAGCATGTTTAGCTCATCAACCTGTCGAACTCGTTCAGAATGTCATCCTTGCGTTCTGACACGCCGATCTTTTCGACGTATTCTCCTAGCTCTTCACGCATGGTTTCGTGGCGTGTTGTAACGATGGGGTCTTGTTGTTTATCTGTCATGACTTCTCCCTATTGATGGTTGTTAGATGGTTTTCAGGTAGCCAATGGTTTTATCCATTAGATCCGAGTATCCCTCATAGATAGTGCTTTCGTCTAGTGCTGTGACACCTGTTTTTTCTGGCGTGGTGGCGGAGTTTTTCTCTAGGACAAATAGCGTCCCATGCTTGGTGATTTTCTTCACTATGTCACCAATGCTGCCAATGTTCCTGGTGGGGTCAACAAGGATTGCCGCATCAATGCTGTTTTTCATTGAGGATAAGGACACACACGCATCTGCATAATCGTTGTCAGCAATGACTGTAACTGTTGTGTAGCCGCGTGTTTTCCTCATGACGCGGGCAACGTCATCAATGTCTTGCCCCACATCATCCAACCACATGTCACGATTAGGGTAGTCTTTGCGACTACGATTCAGCGCGCATGTCACAACATTGAACCCCGCTTGAACAAACGGCACTACGGACGGGTTGTAGTCAATGATGCTGGTGTCGTCAACTGGGATTATTACACATTTGCTGTTTGATTTGTCGTAGACAAGCGTTGTTGACATGGGTACTTTGTCAGCAGTGACCAATGTGCGCCGAGAGCATCGTAGTCCGTTTAGGTCGCTGAGCGTATCGGTAAGCCTGACTGAGGTGATGCCTGTTTTGCTGATGATGGTTGCGTAAACAGGTCCGACAGACACGGGATTTTGCTTTGCTGACATGATGGTACCGCCAGAAAAAACCCTGATGAAGTCGTGTCCTTCACGTATCAACTTGCACACATGTGAAGACCCTTGACTTTGGGCGATATTTTCCACGCTGCCGTCATTGCAGACTGCGGCGATAACCGTTCCGCTGGGGGTGGTGACAACACGCACGGGAACAGCGTCTAATGCGACAACGGTTTTCTTCCGCAGCATGCCGCCTACGTTGGATACTTTGGTGATGACGTTGCGTGACGTGGATGAGGATACATAAAGGTTGATTGATTTGTCCTCGCCGCTGATTTGGGCTGACCACACGACACCTGTTTTACCTAGATCAACGGTCACTGCTGCGTCGCCGCTGTTGAACGGTGAGATGGTGAGGATTTTTGATGAGGTTTCATCAATAAAACCGGCGAGACTCATGCCTGGTGAGATCACCAGCGTGGCGTAAGCATTCAGCGGTATAGTGTAGCTTTTCTCCTCGCCCCCGCTTGCCGCATGGTCGGCGTAGTGCACGAATTTCACGCCAAGCTCGGTGCGGATTGCCACGTACTCTGCTTTAGGGCTGGGTGAGATGTAGCACCACTTTGTGGGGTATTCCGCTGGTTCTCCCTCTTGTGGGTAGATCCGCATGTTTTCACCGTCAAAGGTGACCGCTGATTCTGATTCAGGTCCGCAGAACCCGACTGCCTGAGACGGTTTGCTGCTCAGCACGGCCTTCTCGTCGCTTGACAGCCATGAGATGAAGGTTTCGCTACCGTCGCTGATGATGGTCTTATCGCCGTCGGACGACAAAGCATACACAATATCCATATGTTTTCCTTAAAGGTTTTCCTAGTTTGAAATCATTAATCCATTAATGAAGTTGGTTGACGGATCTGTCATGTCTAGCTCTTTTTCCGTAAAGTCGCACTCAAAAGAGTCTTTAACCATGATCACAGCGTAGTCACTGCCTTCTTTTTCGCGCACACCGTCCACATGTACACCATTTTCCTGCGCGGCGCGCACCCACTCATCAATCGTGTTTGCTTTAACCAGCACGTTTCCACTGCTACCTGCATCATCCACCAGCATTTCCGCTAGTTCACGGGAGGTGTAGTTGCTAGTGTCGTCAATGATGGAGGGGTTTTCGACATGTCGCGCACCTGAGTGGGTAAACATGCTGAACGCGCTCACCCTACCCAATTCCGGTAGTCGCTCCACTGGAATACGGTAACTGGTGGATTGAAAATCAATGTCCCCACCATCAAGAACATTGTTCAAATACTGGAAGAAATCAACAATAGGAACAGCTACAGGCTGTTCAATAGGGATGGTTCCAACAGAGGCGTACTCGCACAACAGCACATCGTCAATGTTTTCACGCGGCGTGTTCGCCAACGCCAGAAAACCTATCGTCGGGTCAAAATCAGAGAGGAAGGTAGCTGACCTGGGGATGAAGTAGTGGTTTTCTTCCTTGTTGACTACCAGCGCTATGGGCTTCATTGATTCCGCCATGCCTACCACTGCACCTAGATTAATGTTGATGGAAACGGCACCGTAGCGTTGCGTTTTGTTTTCCACATACTTGTCAAAATCAATAGTGCCAGAGATGTTTTTGCTGCTCACAATGTTCTTTTTGATGAACTCAACAACATCAAATGTATTCATAATAAATGCCTGAACAGCAATGATTTCCGTATCATCATCGTTGTAGTTGATTTGTGAACATACTACAGCTGCCCCCAGTTGGAAACCCTGTTTCGCGGCGGCAGTGTTTAGTGAGGTAAGTCCTTTTTTGATTACGTCTTGGACATGAACCGCCAGAACATCCAAGCAGCCTTTCTGCCCTACGACGTAGCATTCAACACCTAGTGAACGCAGAAGGTATTCCACATGATTCGGCACCACCAGTGCTGTTACGACGTGTCGTTTTTCGTTGAGAATGTCAACCCCAATGGCGGCGAGAATACCTAGCGCTGTTGCCTTGAATGACCTGTCAGCAAGGTTAATCTTCATGGTGTCCTCAACTAGCAGCTCAAAGACCACCTTTGAACCCTCTGCGCGCAACGTGTAGTTTTCGCTATTTGTCTCCCCCGCTGACTGCACGCCAACGACGAAACTATTTGCTGCTTCTGGGCTGCCCGCGTCCCACTCGCCCGTGCCGCCTAGTTCCTCGAATAGTTCTTCCACCCAGTTTTTCCGCATGCGTGCAATAATCTCAGCAACCTTTGTCAGGCAACCGTATTCCGCAACCATGCGCGATGCAGCGGACCGCGCAAGGGCACTGACACGCTCTCTGCGCCCCCGAATCAAGTCCGCCATGTCTTTACCCTCAATATGGCTTATCTCCTCCCAGAACTGGAACCCAGCGTTATCTACATGGAGCCTGTGGGCGCGGAGAGCATCAGTAAATGCCCGCTTCTCAGAGTTCGACTCTGGTCCACTAATAGCGTGCCTCAGCGGAAGATAATCAATCCTCGCATGATCCATCAGCTGGTACACGTTGGGCGCAACCTCCACCCCCTGGAGGGTAATGTGCCCAGCCTCTCCTGGTTCAGCGTTGACCATCTTCCAAAAATCAAGCACCCATTCATTGACCGGCGGGTCCACGATCCTTGCGTTCGTCACTTTCAATCCACACAAGGGGCTTGCCCCGTAGAAGCTTTTTGCGGCGGTAGGGTTGTTGGTCACCTGTCTAAAAATCCTTTCGTTGTTATCTCATTGGAAAAGTACCTTAACAGCAGAAACGCTGTCAAAACACCAAACACCTTGAACCCCACGCCCGGCGCGTTTTGGTTTGCTGGTGTTGTGTGGTGGTGGGGTTGGTGTTATGTGGTGGGTTGTTGTGTGGGGTTGGGGATTCCTCCTGTGCCGTGCATGGAGATTTGGGATTTGCCTTGGATGAGTCCTAGTTGTTTTGCGTTGCGGCGTTTGAAGTCTTCTAGGGTGCCGAGGTGGAAGTCGGGGTCTGCTAGTTCGTTGTCGGTGTAGTTGAATCCTTTGATCTTGTTTAGTCTTCCTGTGTCTTCTGCTAGGTGGAGTTCTTGTGCCATTGCGGTGTTTTCCCATCGGCGGAATACGCTTGCGTCGATGGGGGGTAGGTCAACATAGGGGTTGTGTGGTTGTCCGGGTTGTGTGGTGGTGCCGTCTGGTCGGCGTGAGGGGAGGGATTGTAGTACTTGTACGACATCGTCTTTTGTGGGGTCGTCGAAGTCGTGGTTGAGGTAGAATCCGCGTGCTTCTCTGAACATGCTTTCGTGTTCTGCCATGAGGGAGCCTCGGAATCGGAGGTTTTCGAGTCCTTTTTGTCCGATGATGATGTCTGAGGCGAGACTGTCTTTGGCTTTGAGTCCGATGCGTCGCATTTGTTGGCGGATGAGGGAGGGGAGTGAGATGTTTGTTGGGTACTGCGTTAAGACTGCCATGAGGATGCCTGCGCTGCGGGCTTCTCGGGCGATTCGTCCGGTGTAGTAGAGGATTTCTGCTTGGACTTCTTTGCCTTCTTTGTCGGTGCAGCCGGTGAAGACGGTGGCGCATTCCTCGATGATGAGGATGCGGTAGGGCATCCAGAGTGGGTTGGGGCTGCCGTCGGGCTGTGCGCCTTGTTTGAGGGCCATGCGGCGGGCCTCTGCGAGTTTTTCTGGTTTTTGCAGCCCAGGGAGGTGGACCATGAGTTTGTTGCGGCGTTCCATTTCTTGGACGTTTTCTACCAGCAGGTCGCGGGTCGCCTCGAAGAATGCGCCTTCTCTAGTCCATGAGTCTACGTAGCTGGTTACGTTGTCTAGGTCTTTGAATATTTGGGTGCCGTTTTTTGGTTCAATGATATTGATTTCCAGGTCTGCTGGGTTGTTTTTCAGCGCTAGTTGGGAAATCATGTTATGGAGGACAACGGATTTACCGGAGCCTGAGCTTCCAGCGATGAGTAGGTGGGCACCGGAGGGGGAGTTCTCGAAGTCGTCTACGAGGATTTTTCCGTTGCTCATCATGCCGACTCCCCACTCTGGTTTGGCGACACCTGGTTCCCTTCCTACGCCGATGAGTTCATCACGGTAGGTGCCGAATGGGAACATTTTGTCGAGAGGGTGTTTGACTGCGCTGATGACGGTGAAGAAGGATTTTGCGCCGTGTTTGCGTTTAAATTCTTTTTGTTTGCGTTCTTTTTCTTTGTTGCTCCATGACGTGGGGAGTCCTTCACTGATTTCCATGAAGGCATTACCTGCAGATGAGCGGATTTTTTCTTTCTTCGGCAAAAGGTCTGAGGCTACATCAAAGCTGGGGTTTGAGAATACTAGTTCGTTTGATTCTTCTGTGACTGGTTTGCTGCTCAGTAACACGGGGGAACCAGAGCTGCTAATGATGCGGCTGTCACTGTAGATGAAGATCCATTCTGCAGTGTTGAGTTCATTGCGTACTTTCGTGGCAGGTTGGATGAGTTTGATGCCGTCGCTGTCGTGGCGATCCCCGAGGTAGAGGGAGATGACTTTTTTGCCCTCTGGGGTGGTTTCCCGCATGGCGCGGAACCACTCAACCCCCAGCGCGTCTTTGATTTTTGTGCATTCATCCAGGAAGTTCTGCAGTCCTTTGCCGTCTGGTGGGATGACTTGGATTTTGATGATTTTCGCGGGCGAGTCGGGTGTTGTCAGCGGCATGATGGAGTACAGTCCGCACCTGCCGATTCTGCTTCCTTGCATGTCGGCTATGACGTTGATGACGCGGGCGCGCGCGGCGATTTCCGCTTCCTCTGGGGGGAGTTGCCCTGAGACCAGATCCCAAATGTCTAACTGTTTGTCGGTCCACCAGACTCTGAACCCGATTTGACCGACGGTGCCGCGCATTGGTTCGCCTTCCTCGTTGATGTCGGGGATGGGGGCGACGCAAAGGAGGGCACCGGTGCCGCTTTTACCGTTGGGGCTTTGCATGGAGGGCAGGATTTTTTGCTCGCACCCGGCGTAGGTGTCGTAGGTGCCGCCAACAGGGAAGGAAAACGTCGCCACCCACACGTGCGGGTCGTAGAGTTCGTCTGGTCGGATCTGTGCCCAGTCCTCTGGTCCTGGTACGGCAACCTCGTTTTCGTATTTGGGGATGGTGTTTTCTTTGAGGAATGAATAGAAAATGTCATCCCACCGGTCGGCTGCGGCGGCGTGGTTTTTCACATCCTCAATGTAGATAGCCCGCACCCTAGAGGTAAGGTGAAACACAATCGCAGACACCAGCGACAACAGGGTCACCGCAACACTCACCCATGTGGGGATGACACCAAAACGCGCCGCCAGCACCGACAACCCCAGTGTGAAAGCCGTGGACACCATCGCCAGCGACACCGCGATCACAATATCCTTTGTCATCGACTTCCACCCACCAGGAATATGATTCGACAACACAGCTGGGTAGTGGTCAATATTTGGTTCGTTAATCGCCAGGGCGTAACGCTGCGCAGCAACAATCACCTGGATTGTCATGTACCACCCAATACCCGACAGCACCAGCGCAAGCGCGGCAGGTAGTTTCACATCACCCCAGAACGGGAAAATAATCGGGTTGATCGCATAATCCAAACACCCCAGGAAAAACCCCACAGGCAACGCCCACCAGGACGTCATGCGTGTGGGCGGGAACCAGCCCATGACGATTTCCTTTTCCGGTTCGTCTTCCGGGGCGCCCATGCCCAACGACACCACAGGCTTCACCAAATCCCACGTGCCACGGTTATTAGGTCCGCGCTTGATCACCGTGACAAGCTGCGACAACTTATAGGATTCCGTCTCAGGGGTAAGCCCACCCAGGGTGGGGTTTTTCATGTCGTCGTAGGCTTTCCACAGTTTCGACACCATAATCAGCGTTGCCAGCGCGGCAAGCCCCACAGGAATATCCCCCAGGATAACCATGAGGACAAACCCCATACCCAACAGTCCCAGCCCAATTTTCCTGAAAACACCCCACGAGGTGAAGAAATCAAGCCCGCGCTGCTGCATTTTCTGTTTCGTGCCGCTATTGCCGCCTAGACCAAACAACTAAACAAACCCCTTTTTTTGAAATTTTTCGTGGTGAACTTCTAACAACCCGCCCCATATTCTCCACAATGAGGGGAACAATAAGGTCGTGCCACAAAAAATTTACCACCCCCGACTGTTCATTTACTCCGCCCTCTTTTTATCCTCCCTTTTTCTCTTTTAACGTCCCCTCCTACATACGATTAGTCGCCACCAGGCACCATGAAAAGCAAAAAGGGCACGTTATGTGCCTTCATAATGCCTTAAGAAAACCCTCCTCTTTTTGTGTGTCCGCAATATTTCTCCTTGCCTCCTGGTCCAGAACTTTCCAAACAAACCAAAAGGCAAGCAAAAAGAGGAGTGTATTTACTTAAAGCACTTGAAGGCACACAACGTGCACCTGGTAGCTTATTATGCTATTTGTTCATCAGCTCAAATGCAAGCTGTAGAAAAGTTGGTGACGGTGACTTATCATCACCATCTGGTTTAATGTCCTCGCCCTTCTTGTTGATGGCTTTCAGAGCAAGCTGCTCTGACCCATCATCATAAACCTTGACGATCTCTAAGCGAAGCCGCCTACCGTTCTGGTAAGCAATACCGCCCCATACGCCATCGCGCTCGCGGTAGGCTTCTGCCTGCGCAGCGCATGCCTCCATCACGGGGCAGCTGTGACAAAATTCACGAATGAACCGCGCCTGTTCTTTATATTCATAAGGATCAAGCTGACCTAGAGAATCGCGGCAAGCGGCTTCTTGACCCCAATTTGAGTCAACCTCAGCGCTCTCCCAAACGCTAGCTACCACATCAAAAGCGCGACGTTCAGCAGGCAAAAGATTAGACATGTTAAATTCCTTCCTTTCTGTTGGTGGATGCTAGTTGTTTTCCATAATGTCCAGCATCATTCCCTTCATAATCATATCTACCCCGTCAGAATCGTCAACAGAAACCCTCTTTTCGGGGGTGGCGTTAATGATGCTGCGAACAAGTTCATCCTTCCAAATCACAGTCTGCTTTAGATACTCGTCAATCGTGTATCCCGCCACCGCGTAGTGAACATAAGCCTCATGCGGCGCATAGTCACGCGACAACCGCGCCCAACACCGTCCCGCCATCTGAATCACCCAGTCAGGCATGAACGGAATCTCCGCCACCAACACATCCTTAGCAGCGGTAAGCGTCAACCCCTCCCGCGCGCCGGGATAGCACACCAGTATTTGAGGCCCGTCAGGATCCTGGAATTTATCAACAATGTCATCAACTTTCTTGCTTCCCGAGAAGATACCCAGAACACCGTACTTTTGCAGTTCAGGTGCTTTGTATAGGGATTTTTGGATGTCCCTGTGGTATGCAAAAACAATGATTTTTCGACGTGTCGGATCCCCACTGGTGATCACTTTGTTTCCTTTGCAGAACTCCACCAGCCACCGCACAAGGTGAGGGACTTTCAGCTCTGCGACCTCATGACGGGCCGCGTTGATACGCATAATGGCTTCCGCCCTATTGATGGATTTCATTGCGCGCGCCACGTCTAGTTGGTAATTCACGTGGTCGCCGTTGCTTTTTTCAAGCAGTTTCCCGCGAACATAGGAGGTGAAGTTGCTTTCAATCTCAGCGTATTGCTCCCACTCATCATCATTGAGAACAATGTTCAAGTTGGTTTGAATCAATGGCGGGGTGGGGAACATCACATCTGACTTGTCGCGGCGTATCATCACATGCTCCCGCAGAACCCGACCCAGTTCCTCAGTATTGCTGGATCCGCTGCGTATCCACCCCATTGGTGTTGCTTTGCCATCGCAGTAACGAACGTCAAAGTATGTGCGATTGTTGGCAGTGGTGTACTGCCCGTTCTGCATTTTCGTTTTGCATCGCCGTAGGATTTTCTTGCCTAAGTCAAGGTGTCGTTTTGCCTCGCTGATGACGTAATGCGACGTGCCTGATAGTTCCATCTGTGACCATAATTCTTCTGGCCTGTTGGGGATGGGGGTTGCCGTGGCGCACACCAAATAGGGGTGCGGTTGGTTTTTCAGGATGTGTCGCGTAAGCCGCATGGCGGCGCGTGTGCGTTTCACTCCTGGGTTTTTCATCAAGTGCGCCTCGTCGTACACCACGCCTTTGGGGTCACAGTTGAGGATGTCACCTATTCGGTGCGTGAGGATGTCAGCGTTAAGCACAATGAACTCCGCGTCACCGCATATCATGTCGCTTTTCCGCCCCGTGAGCACTTCCACCGTCGCGTCGTTGTTCCACATAGTGATTTCGTCGCAGACGCTGGGTATGAGTGATTTTTTCGTCACGATCACGTATGGCCACAGCTGGTGTTCTGGTGTGCCATGCTCTCGTTTGTATTGCACTTGCGACAGCGCACCACCAATGAATGACGCGGTTTTACCCAAACCGACTTCATCGCACAGCATCATGGTTCCACGGTGCGCCAGTGTCACGGCTGCGGCTTTTTGGTGTTTGGTCAGTGTTTCCGACGTGGGGAACGTGTCAGGTTCCCGGTAGCCCGCCGTTATGGCTTCTTGCGCCCATTCCTGCGCTTTCGTGACACGGTGCGACGGGGGTACTAAGGCAAGCCCAGCATCATCAATGATGACGGCATCGCGGTCCGCTAGGTACTTGCTTAACTGTTTTCGGTCGCAGTTTCTGTGGGGCTGGAACACCACGTATTCGGCAAGCCCGCCGGTTAACGTACCGGAAAAACCGGATAGTTCGTTCCGAAAATCCCCAAAAGCGACACATAAATTACCGTAAACGGCAAGAACGTTCCGGTTTTTCTCCACGTGGGGGACAAGGGTTTCGACTAGTTTTTTCAGGTCGTCGAAACCCTCAATCTTGCTTAGTCTCGGGTCGTCGGCAAGCCCCATAAACGACACTGCGTCACCGTCAGCGAACCGAAACGCCATGTCTTTGTGGCTAAAGGAGGGATGTTGTTTCATATTGTGTGAAGTCGTATTCATCCATTCCTGCCATCTCAGAAGCAAACTCGTCTGCTACCTCTCCCAACACTTGATTGCTCACACCGTCACCGTATGTGCTGTTGGAACTGAATCCACCAGTGCCCATATTTCCTAGAGCACCAAGCATGTTTTGCGCTTCCTCACCATCAAGCACCAATTGCTTGCCGTGGTCCACATAAAGCATGAACTCAGATCCACGCCCGGCACGTGTCGCCGCCGGGTACACCAGCATATCGTAGGGTGAGCTTTCCCCACCGTTGGTGCGCATACTTGGTGAGTCAAGCAGGAACACCGAATCGGCATCAGCCTCAATGGAACCAGAACCCTTGATGTGTTTCAGGCTCGGGCGTTCCGCGTCGGCACCCTCACGGTTGGTTTGCGCAAGATAGCACACCGCAATGTTGGCGTTGCCAGCAATGCGCTTATAAAACTTGGACAGGCTTGTAATCTCCTGCCTCTCCTTATTGTCGTCTTGGACCTGCAGCTGAATATAATCCACGAACAAAACAATAGGCACACCCTCGGGGATTCTTTCTTTCACGTCCGCTACCACTTGTTGGATGTCAGCTTTTGTTGCTGAGCGGTTGAAAGAAGGAAATAGCATTGATGTTTCCACATCATCTAGGGCTTTTTCGATTTCCACTTTTTCTTCATCAGATAATTCGTTTTCGCAGTTAACCATGTAGTTTTCTGTCTGCGTCCATGATGAATGGCATTTGGTGGCCACGATTTTGGCAATGAACTCTGGGATAGTCGTCTCATAGGAAAAGACGATGCACGCCGCGCCTGCGTTTAGGGAGTTGCGGATGAGGTTCATCATCATTGTGGTCTTGCCGACTTTCGCTCTGGCGGCCACGACGGTAACGGATCCTTCCTTCATTCCCCTGCCGCCCATCACGTCGTCGAATGCTTTAATGCCTGTGGGGACGGCCCACATGACTTTTCCGCTTGCTTTGTCCTCGCGGAGTTTCCGCACGAATGTCCCGGCATCTGTTGCTTTTTGCCTCCCCGACATCATTGTGGCGATTTGGGTTAGGCGTTCAGTGAAACCTTCATCGTCTGTTTTAACCTGCTGGTTTTGGAGGTCTTCAATGACTTGGTTAAGTCCGTTGATTGCGCCCCGCTGGCGGCGCTGATCGTCCAGCAACCCCAGATTAACTATGAAATCTGAGTACTCATAGCAGGCTGACGGGGATGATTGGATAGAGCGAACGTATTTCTCCGCGCCCAACGCCAACAGTGAGCGGGTGGTGAACGTTTTGTCCTCTGGTTTCTGTTCAGAGGTCAATACAGCTACGTCGCGTTCTAGGAAGTCGATAACCGCATCTACGGTGATGACTTGCTCTTCATTTGAGCTAGCGACCTTCACCATCGCTGTGTAGAGCGCCGCTAGGTCGGGGTCTGTGAAGAAGTTTGTTCGTGTTTTATTGTCTTCCACAATGTCGAAAAGGTCGGTTGCCCAGTCTGTGTTGTTTAGGACAGCTGCGACAACACCCGCTTCTGTGCGTGGGTGATTAAAGGTCAAAGTAAAACCCCTCTCCTTGCTCTTGTTAGTGTTTTCCTTGGTTATGTTTTTTTAGTCAAATAAGAGTTCGGGGTAGATCAAATCTTTATTTGACTTTTCTTTAAAGAAAGTAAGCTCTTGTTCTGATATGCGTTTCTCCCTCATGTTGATGTCGCTGTTTGAGCGTGAATATTCCACGAGGTAATTGTCTTTGTTTTTGCCTGCTGTTGTGGCGATGTAGTATTCCTTTATCTTGATGCTTGGTGTTCCATCTTTCGCCTCAACCACGGAATTTCCAATTTTCATCCACCCTACTTGATTTCCGTGGTTGTCTACAGCGCTTTTCTTTTCATACGCCGTGTCGCCAAACGGTGGAATGACGGGGATGACCATAATGCCCCGTTCTGTTGACTACAGTTTTCATTTAATGCTACCAAAATCCAGGCGACAACAGTTTCCTATAAACAACTGTTCTCGTGACGGCATCTTGGTTACATCAGCGCTGAGACAAATATTGCGGTACGTATCATGCTTCACTGTGCTGCGCATATGGTGGTGCCCAGAGACAACGATTCGCGCGCCCGTGATCTTTTGCGCCTCCCCAACCCACAGGGCGGATTGGCTTGACGGTGCGCTTTCCTGAAAATCACGATGCAGCTTCTTAGCGGTTTCTGCCGTGCAGTCATGTGTGATGAGCACATCAGCATGAACTCCGTTCAGGCTTTCCACCTGTTTTGCCGTAATCTCTTCTTCCTCCCACCAGGACAGACCCAGAACACGGTAGCCCTTGTCAATACTGTTGGCACCCCCCAGTGAAGCAAATTTCACTCCACCCCACTCCCAATAATGCGTACGGGGAATGATTCTGATATTGGAGTACAGTGGCGAGGTGATGAATCCTTGCTCATCAAAAGCAGGAAACGGTTCAACCACCTCATGGTGGTCACCCCATGTGCGGATACGCCCGTGTTCAATTTTCCCTTCATTGACGTAGAAGCCTGAAAAGCCGAAAGAATCACTAAGTTCCAGGTAGTTTTCGTGGTTGCCTAAAACAACGTAAAGAATTTGGCCGTTTTCCTTCAACCATTTGTCAACTTCATGGACAAACCCTGTTAGCACCTCGTAATATTCCAGTACTTTACGGTATTCCTCAGTGTTTTTGGCAGCATCCAGTTTCTCTACAAGCTCATCGCCAGCCACTTGCAGCATGTCAGTGTCATACGGGAGTCCCCATATTCCGAAATCCCCAACATGCACAAAATAGCTATCGCTAATGTGGCTTTTGGTTCTTTCCAGCTGTTCTAAAGCAAACTCGGTGTTCCCGTGCCAGTCACCAAAACATACAACGCCTGTTTTTTCTTTCTGCTTCATATAGTTTTCACTCCTGTAATGTTCTGAAACTTTTTCCTGAGAAATTAATTATTGTGCAGTCTCCGCTGATGCGATCCCACGCAGACTTGCCTAGTACATCCACCAAGCCAACTCTGCTTCCGCCGTCAGAAATGGGAAGGTTTGATGTGATGATGGTGAGTTTTTTCTGCGCCCATCGTTGATCAATGAGGCTGAAAATTCCACCTGCCCTGTTGTCGGTTAGTTCGCCACTACGGATGTTAGCGCCCACGTCATCAAGAATCAACGCGCCGGTGCGGTATGCCCGCTGTTTCTTACCCTGGGTGTCTTCCTCTCTGAACGACAGGTGGCTTAGAAACTCGGGGTAGCTGTACAGCATCCCTGAGTTCACTACCCCGCGTTGCAGGAAGAAACGCACCAAGGACACCGCCAGTGCAGTTTTCCCCAAACCGGCGCTGCCCAAAAGGATAAGGTTGTTGGTGGGGGTTTTGATGTAGTTTTTAAGGTCCATGCATCCGAACTTGCCGATGCGCCCATCCCAGTTGGTGGGGATATGTTTCGACAACGGGTATCCTTTGAGGTTTTCGGGGGTTTCCCTGTCCCATTTTTCTACTCGTTGGGCGCGCTGCCTCACCTCATTGATGAGCACGGTTTTCAAAACATCAGGCATGTGGATTCATCCTGTTATTCGGGTGGAAATTCCATGTGGTTTCCAGTTCGCCGTAGACCTCTTTGAGGCTTTCTGGGTTAAGCCCCCGACCATTCATCAGGATCCTCTCACCCACGGCATCCCAGTAGCCTTCTGGCACGTTAAGGTGGAATGTCAGAACAGTGTTCGTATCCGCGCCGTTCGCAATGAGCCGTTTCGCCGCAGTATCAAGCGGAAGGGACTCTGTAGAGGCATAGGAGACGGACTCGTGTTCACCCGATGCGTAGGCTTTGTCTTCCGCTGTGGCGGCTTTCTTGTGGTGTTTTTCACGTGGGGTTTTCAGCCCGTAGTCAATAGCGTCTTGCGGCATCAGCCAAGAATGCCCCAGGTGGTTTTTCGCCTTGTCTACTACCTCACACAGTCGTTCATCGCTGAGCGTTTCAAGCGTATACAGGGCGCGCAGGTCATCGTCTCCCAGCTCTACGCTGTTAGGAACACCCAGTTCGCCTAGAAGACGCTCACGGGCGTTCTCAGATCCGAGCTTCATCCACATCACGGGGATCGCCCCTGTTTGTGACAGCTTCTTTGCCTTGGTGAAGGTGGTTTTGTACTGCACTACGTCAATAAGGCGTTTAGTGTCCCCTGTGTCGCCTTCTACGGGGTGAAGCAGGCTTGCGTAGTCAGCGAAAACCCGTAGGCGTGTGCGGCTAAGCCGCTGGTGTTTCGCCAACCCTTTTACCAGTTTCTTGATGACCCCTTCGGGGGGTTGTGTGTCGCCACGCATGGTGGTGGCGACGTACAGCTTCCACAGTTCCCAGGCCCACGCCTGGTATTGGGTTGCCGACACCCCTTCCTGGGGTGCTGCCATTTCCGTTGCCACTATTTTCCTTTCTTCCGCTTTTTGCCAATCACATGAATCTTATCTGCTTTCATGGTTTGACCGCCACCTCTCTGATCTTCGTCAATGCGTCCTTCCACGATGACTGCGCTGCGCATAATGTCTTTCACGTCAGTGGTAACGTCCTGGAAATACAAGCACAGTACGGATGATTGATCGTCGGACAGCTCGAATTTCAGGTAGCGGTTGCCGCGTTTGGTGGTTTTGATTTCCGCCTGCGTGATGATGCCACACAGCATTGCCTTGTCCCCCACCATGTTTTCCGCATGCCGCGCAGGCTTCGTTGTTCGGAAGTAAGGGTTGCCGCGAACAACACCAGCGAACATGGGGTGCGCCACCACATAGGGGTGCTTCCCGCAGGATACGGACATAACCATATCCTCCATATCGGCGCGGGTTAAATCCTCGTCGAAAGACTGGTCGGCAACCATGACCACGCCTTGTGGTTCAGTATCGAAATCCAGGCCCGCCATAAGGTCGCTACTGCTGCTGGTGAGGATGTCCCCGAATAGTCCGTCCCTGATGGTGGATTCGGATCCGTAGTGTTCCGAGCGGGCTTTAATGCCCTGCAGTCCACCCAGCATGGCGCGGCGTGACTTGTGTAGCCCGTCGAAACACCCCGCGAGAATCATGTTACACAGGTCTTTGTCGCTGGGTTTGATGCGGGCATGGAAGTCAACAATGCTGGTGAACTCGCTGTCTTGCCGCTCTTTGAGTATCCTTCCGATGAGTTCAGCGCCGATGCCGTCGATAAGGTGCATGGACAAGACGATGCTGTCTGGGCTTGTGGTGGTGCGGTCGGTAGTGGCGTTGATATTGGGCGGGTTGATGGTGATGCCGCGTCGCTTCATCCACGAGATGCATGCTTTTCGGTTGTTCTTTTTTGATCGCCCCACATTATCGAGGATGCCGGCGCCGAACTGCGCCGGGTAGTAGTGCTTAAGGTATGCGGTCCTGTATGACAGCACCGCATAGGCAGCGGCGTGCGATTTGTTGAACGCATACGCGGCGAACGGCTCCAGGATTTCCCACAGTTTTTCACCAAGATTGTTGCCGTAGCGCTGGTTGACAGCGGGCACGAATTTTTCCTTCTCCTCCGCCATCATTTCGGGGATTTTCTTTGCTGTGGCTTTCCGCAGGTGGTCGGCTTCCGCGCCGGTGTATCCAGCGAATTTCTGGGCAACCGCCATTAGATCTTCCTGGAAGCACACCAGTCCGAATGTTTCCTTAAGCAGCACCGCCATGTCGGGGTGCGGCAGGCCCTCATTGACGGGTTTCTCACCGTTTTTGCGCATGCAGTATTCCAGGTGGGTGCCCATGCCGAGCGGGCCTGGCCGGTACAGTGCCAGCGCGGCTGTGAGGTCAGCGAATGATGTTGGGCACATTTTCCGCATAAGTGCGCACATGCCGTCTGACGATAGCTGGAACACGCCTGAGCATTCCCCTGCCGCCAGCATTTTGTACACTTCTGGGTCGTCAGGAACAAGGTTTGAGGTGTCTACATGTTTGCCGAGGTCAAGGAGGATGCCTTTTTCTGCTGCTTCGCATTCGTCTAGGTTTTCCAGGCCCAACAGGTCCATTTTCACGCCGCCGGTGTCTTCAACCCCGTCTTTGTCGAATTGGGTTACCGCCAGCATGCTTGCCTCGGGGTTGTCTTCCTTCACGTCTTTGCGGCGTGGTTTACGGATGGGGAAGAAATTATCAACCGGCTCCGGCATGATGACCAAACCGCAGGCGTGAATGCTTTCCGCGCTGATGACTCCCACAAAGGAGCTTGCCGCCTCCAGGATTTCCTGCGCGTGGGGGTAGCGTCTGATTTGGTCGCGGTATTTCTGTGGGAGTTTCCCTGATGCGTATTTGTCGGATACTTCCTGCAGCGTCCAGTCGTGTTTGCCCATGATTCCAGGGTTGCCGCCTTTTTGCCCTGGTTTTTCGTTGCCCGCAACGAGTTCCTTTAGTTCCGTTTCGTCACTGTAGGACAGTCCGAACACTTTGCAGGCTTGCTGTATGGCGCTTTTAACCTGCATGAATGTGAAGTTTGAGATTTGGGCAACACGATCCTCACCATATTTTTCCTGCAGCAGACGCAGGGCCTTCCCGCGTTTCGCTTTGGGAATGTCAATGTCAATATCAGGGAAGGAAATGCGATCAGGGTTAAGGAAACGCTCAAAATACAAGCCCAGCTTCATGGGATCCACGTTCGTGATACCCAACGAATACACTGCGACACTACCGGGCGCGGATCCACGCCCTGCGCCCACGGTGATGTTGTTTTGCTTCATGAGTTCGCAAATGTCAGCAACGGTGTGGAAGTACCCAGCGAACCCCATTTTCTCAACAATGCCGAGTTCGTAGTCCAGTCGCTCAGCAACCTCTGGGGGGATGTTGCCGTTACCATCGCCGTAGCGCTCAATGGTGGCGGCACCGGCGAACACTCTTTTGCGTAGGGCACTGTCTTCTGTCTCGCCGGGGGCAACATTGATGTGGGGCATGATGTGTCCTGCTTCTTTCCCTGTGGGTAGGGTGAAGTTGCAACGGTCCATGAGTTCCAGGGTGTTTTTCATGGCGTTGGGGTAGAGGTCATTGTCACCGAATTTTTGGTGCATTTCCTCCGCTGACATGATGTAGAACTGGTCGCTTTCAAACTTGAACCTGTTCTGCTCAGCTTTCCGCCTGCCGGTGGACACACACAACAGGGAGTCATGGATGCCCGCCTGGTGGGGGTGCGTGTAATGGCAGTCGCCAGTTGGTAGCAGCGGCAGCCCCGTGTCTTTGGCGAGCTGCACCTGTGATGGCAGGATGCGGGCTTCTTCCTCTAGTCCCTGGTTTTGGATTTCAACATAAACATTGTCCCGTCCCACCGCGTCAGTGAGCATTCCCAGCCTCTGCAGCGCCAACGGGTAGTTATCCTCCAGAAGTGCCTGGTTGACGTGAGAACCCAAACAGGCAGTGGTGAAAATGATGCCCTCATGGTGTTTCTCCAGGATCTCAAAATCAACACGCGGCTTACGGTAGAACCCCTCATAATGCCCTGCTGTCTGCATTTTCAGGAGGTTCTTATAACCCACCATATTGGTGGCTATGGCGATGAGGTGGTAGTAGAACTGCCCGTGACGGTCCTTGAATTTTTGGTGCCTGTTCTCAGCAAAATACAGCTCACACCCAATGTTTGCTTTCAACCCGTACTTCTGTGCGGCTTTCGTCACATCATAGGCACCGGCGAGGGTGCCGTGGTCAGTGTGCGACCAGCCTGGCATGCCGAGTTCGTGGATCCTTTGGGCAATGTCCATTGGTGATGACAGCCCGTCAAGCAGTGAGTGCATGCCGTGCACATGGTGGTGAACAAATTGGGGTTTCATGCAGGTAATTCCTTTGGTGGGTTTCTATCTAACTATGGGCAGGTTCAGTGATGGATACGCCGATAGGGCTGGGGCGGGGTGCCAGCGGTCTTTCCACACCACCCGGCGCGGTATTGCGCGTTGTGTGGCGTGGTGCTTTGTTCACCAGATGTCGCCTGTGATGTCGAGGGCGCTGTCTGGGTCGGGGTTTTGTGGTGTGGCAGTGGTGGGTGTGGGGGCTGTTTGTTCAGGCATGGTGAGGTTGTCACCGGTGAGTGTTTCTAGTGTGTATTTGAGGTAGTTGTTTGTGGTTGTTGGCACTGGCGTGTGTGTGAGTTTTTTCACTGATTGTAGGTCAATGATTGGCTTGTTGCGGAGTACGAGTGCTAGTGGGAATTGGTACCACATTAGGGCGTTGATGATGCGTGCGTCTTTGATGATGATGGTGTCTGCTTTTTCTGCTTGTTCGTTGACTGCGTGCACGTCGAAAACGTCGAATACTTGTGGTTCTTGTCCGTTGAGGCTGGTTTCAAAGCTTGTGAACATGATGCTTGATTCTTGTTCAATGTCGCCTTCGTATCGGATGTTGAGGGATAGGATGTTTCGGCTGGTGGCGAGGGTAGTTGGGTTGATGTGGGTGGTGGTGTGGTTGTGGATTTTGTCTGCCACTTTTTCCCCGTCTGCTGCTGCGATGCGGTTGTTTGCATCATTCCATGTTTCACCTGTGAGGGCTGCTGTGCTTTTGATGATGTCGCCACGTAGTGTGGGGTCAATGATGAGTGGATCAAAGTTGGCTTTGCATGCTTCTACTCGTGACCAGAACTCCCTGAGTGTTGGTAGGAGTTGCGGGATGGTGGCGGTTTTTGTGGTGCCGTCGATGGTTTCGCCACGGTTGATGACCCAGTGCCCAAATCTGCCGTCGTCAAAATGCGCCAGCACCACCGCGTAGTCAAGTCTGGTGGTGTGCAGGTAGTACAGTACTTGCGCTCGGTAGTTCAGCGGCACGCCGTTTTGCCATGTCCATGAGCGCAGGGAGGTTTTACACTCAATGATTCCTTTTGGTTTCCCCTTATTGTCAAGCAGGATGCCGTCGGTGTTGATGAGGAGAAAAGGCTCGTCGCCTTTGAAGGTGCCTTTGGCGACTGCCACTTTCTCCCCTGTCATGAGGGCGTAGCGGGCGATGAGGGCTGGTTCCCACATGTGCCCACGGTAGGTCACGCCGCTGGTGACTCCTTCTTGTGATTTGGGGTCTTCTGGGGTTGCTTTGTTGAGGATGATGCCTTTTTGGACTTCATATAGGTCTGGTCCTGTGAGGAACACGGGCGCGCCGGGTTTTGAGGTCCAGTGCATGCCTATGACTTTTGAGATGTCGGATCCGCCGATGCCTTTTCGCTTTCCTTTAAGCCATTCCACAGAGAGTTCTGGGTAGTTGTGTTCCAGTGTTGCGGCACCCAGTGTGTCTAGGTCAAGTTCTTTGATGATTCCGGTTTCCCAGGCGAGATCGTGCGCTGTTTTGGCTATGTGGTCATGTACTTTGTCTTTTTCTTTGCCTAGTTGGGTGCGCACGGCATAGAGTTCCGCTGCTGCTGGGTTGTGGTCTTTGCGGGCTTTTTTCCACGCATCGTCCGCGTCTACCCAGCGTCGGTGAGTGTCCAGGAGTTCACGATAGTGGTTCAGATCACTTAAGAAAGTGTTGAATTGTTCAATCTCTTGTTGTTTCGTGTCCCCTGTCACCTTGTTTTACTCCTCCGTTATTTGCGTGTTGTCTGGTTTTGTGCTGGCGGGCACCCATTTTTGCCCCTCCATCTTACTTCCTCACACTGTGCGCCACAAGCCATGCGGGGGCATGCCAGAGAGTTTTCTCCGCACCACCCAATACGCCTCACAAACCCAGAATGGGATCCAAGCAACCCACTACTGACAGGAGTCAGGCGCACCCGGCGCGCGGGCAAGTAAGGAGATAAGAGGAGGTTGGGTGCGGGTGTCGTGGATACCTTTGTGCCTGTTGGTTAAATTCCATCTCCGATTTCGATGAAGTTTTTGCCTTCTTGGAGCCATTTGGGGAAGGTGAAGCCGGTTGCTCTTCCTTTGGTGAGTTTTTCCATTGGTAGGGTGCTGGCCACGATGACGTTGGCGTATTTGTTGGGGAGTTTCGTTTTCTCTGGTTCGGGCCATTCAAACAAGCAGTCGGTAACGATGATTGCAAGTTGCGGCTTTGGATACCTGCGGCGCTTGTATTTGATGCCTTTGGTTAGCATCTCGGTGATGATGTGCCCCAGGTCGGTGCCACCAAAGTAGGTGGTTGCCCACCTGTTTTGATCCATGCCTTTTTTGAAAGGGTTGATGGACTGTTCAACGTAGCGCACCTCTGTGTCCGCAACAGCAAAGGTGATGGGGGTGGCATGTATCCTCATCACCGACTGGACGATGTTAACGCATTCCGCGATGGTGGTTTCCATGTGTGGGATCATCGACGGGCTGGCATCAATAAGGACAGTGTACTCAGGGGCGTAGGTAACCATACCCATCATCAGCGGCATGCCCTCCTGCTGGTTAAGGTTGCGTTTGGCGTAGGTCATGTCGGTTTGCCCGTTCATGATCGCCCCTGATGCGGCGCGGGAGATGATTCTGTTTAGTTGTCTTGTCCAGTGGGTTTTGGACTTTTTGAGTTCCTTAATGGCCCACTGGGTGACTGTTTCTGATGGTCGCCCGGCACCGCCGCCGCTGATGGAGGTTGCGGCCTTTTTGATGTCCTCTGTGAGTTCCTTGATGACTTCATTGAACTCCATTTCTGACGGTTGCCGTTCCGCGCCGGGGTGGGCGTAGTCGTGTTTCAAATCATCGTGGTTTGTGGCATCAAACCACGTTTCGTTGGTTGCGGTTTCCGCCAGGCGCTCCATGATTGAACTACTGCCCTGCAGCATGTCGGGAACACCATCCGTACCCGGCGCGCCCGCAGCGTCGTTTCCTGGTTGAGCGAGGTGCCCTTGCCCTGTTTGCGGTTCACCCGCCCCTGTATTGTTGCCTACGTTGGTGCCCGCGCCGCCAGGAGTGCCGTTGGAACCGCCGACGTCACCGCTGGCACCGGACTGCCCATCAGGTGTTTCAGACTGTCCCCCCTCTAAGGATTCCCCGCTAGGGTCACCGTCTTGTCCTTGTGCGCCCTCGCTGTTGGACTGCCCGCTGGTATCCCCGTTATTGTTTTCTGCCTGCTGGTTGCCCGTATCGTCAGTACCGTGCTCGCCGCCGTCGTTGTTGGTGCCCGGCGCGCCGGGCATGCCGGGGTTAGTGGCGTTGTTTACACTTGTGCCTTCTTGTGGGGTGGTGTTGTCGTTTGGTTCGCCGGTGCCGCCCGTATCGGATGTTGGGGTAGCACCATCAGAAGCCTCATCGTCGCCGCTGTTGGTGCTTTCTGTGTTGTTGGTTCCTTCTCCGTTTCCCTCGTTGTTGCCAGCGCCGGTTTTGGTTTCCGCCCCGTCTTCCTGTACGCCTGGATCCGGTACAGGCTGCTGCTCGCCGGGTGGGGGATTGTCGCCAGTGTGGTTTTCTTCTTGTCCCTCTTCATGTGTTTCTTGCGGGTGTTGCTCGTCGTTGTCACCTGCGGCATCATTGGGTTTGTCGGCAGGTGCGCTGTCTGGGTTGTCGCCCTCGCCGCCGGTGCCTCCGGGGTTGGTGGTGCGGGGTTTGTCTTCTTGTGTGTCTTCTGGGTTTTCTGCGGGGGGTGGGGCTTGTTTGAGGGCTTTGTCTATGTCTTTGAGTAGCTGGTAGTAGGTTTCCGCCGCTTGCAGGGGCGGCAGTCCCCAGTTCTGTGGGGTGACAGCGCCGTCTGGGATAGGGGGTATGGTGATTTTCCCCAGGTGGTTTTCCGCGTCCGGTCCGAAAGCATGAAGGATTTCGCGCCTAAAGTCTGGGTAGTTGGTTTGCGCCCGGACTTCCTGCATGGAGTCGTAGATTTCCATGCTTTTCGCCATTTGGGCAAGCCTGCTCATTTCGTGGTGGTTTTTGTCTATGGTGAGCCTGAGATCCATGCGGCGTGAGGCGTGCTCACAGGCGTATTCCATGCGGCTAGCAATGACAGGAAGAGACGTTCTGTGGATGTAGATGGGGTCCACGAAAGCATCAAGGTCTTTGTTAAGGACAATGCCGCCGATGTTGCTGGTGGGTTTGATGTGGAACTTGCTGATGAATGAGGCCCACCAGGGGGTGAGGGCGGACATGTAGTTGATGGCTTGGTGCCATTTAGCGGTGGGGAACACCGCATCATCAACAGGGGTATAGCTGGTCATAATGGTGGCTCCTGGTGGATTGTCCTAATGGGTGGGTACATGTTGTGTGCGCGGGGGGTGCTGAGTTTCAGTGAGCGGGTCACCATGCGCTCCCCCAGTCTCGGATAAATGACACCGCGCCTGCCACGGGAGAAGCGGTTTGAGCCTAGTTTCGTGTAGCGGGGGTCAATGACTCTGAGTTGTTCCATGAGTTTAGCCGCATTAATAGTGTGTATAAAATACGCTTTCCCGTTTTCTATCCACCCGTCTGCGTTAAACAAATCAGCCCTATTCACCCCCGCCAGTTGGGCTTCATCATGCGGGGTGGCAACCCACTTTTTAATACGGTAGCAATACCCCAGCGTGTCACTATCTGTTTCCTCCTGGCGTATCACCCACCTTCCGGTGTCGATATTCCCACCCAAAGGCGAATCGGAAACCTCCACAATCGTGGACTCCCACGGGGTTGTCAACACCCGGCGCCACCCCATGTCATACAGCAGGCTCTCCACCGTCACATACAACGGATCCGCAGCATACAACGGTGCTATATCCCACAAGTGTTTCAGCAACTCCAGTGACACTGGGCACACCGCAGTGTAGGTGTTGTATCTTTCCACAAGCGGCGATGCGGCACACAAATCATCCAGCATCCCCGCCCAGGCTTTCTTCTCTGACCCTAGTGACGGCACGCTAACCGGAATGCCCACACCCATTTTGTCGTGCTGCCACGGTGCCACGAAAGCGCCGCCGCCATGCGGCAAAGCAATGTACTTTCGGTATTCCCCACGGTATTTCTGGCGGTCCTCCCCCACCAGGAAACCGTAGGCTTCCGCCTCGTCGATAATCTGGTTAAACGGCTCCAAGCCCACCACCCACCAACGAACGCGGCAACCCGTCATCACCCAACCACGCACGCTGAGGATGGTACCTTTTCTCACTACTAGGGAACACGCCCCACGCCACCCCCGCAGCAGCCTCCGATAGTTCATCCTCCCGTGCAGACAACCTACGCGACGAACCCACATCACCCCACACCCGGCGCGCCGCCACCCAACTGGGTTGCTGCATGGCAAGCATAGTGTTATGAACCAAATCCCAACGCTGCGTGGGGTTTGATGCTTTAGGGTCCGGTATCAGTGGGTCAATCGCACAGTTGTACACGGTGGAGCGTGAGAGTAAACGAGTGAATCCTACACTGTTGGATCCCACATCGGGGAACCATGCTGCCGCGTTGGCCACGTATATTTTCGCAGCCCCACGGGCACGCGCCGCCTCACTGGAAACGTAGCGTTTTGATTCCTGCTTAATGCCAATATCCACAGCCCTGAACAAATCCCGCCACGTCACGGAAAACGACGCCGACACGAACACCACACACATGTCCATCATAGATAGCCCACACACCGCAGTCCATGACGCGGCTTTTTCCGCAATGCTCCTATGGGTCACCGTGCTGCCACCCACAAGCTCAAACACAATGATTTTCCCATCACGGGTCACCAAAGCACCATCGCCATGAGACTGACGAGACTCATCACCCACAGGGGCATCATAGAACACCGACGCGGGCAGCACCTGCTCACCCCAAAAACCAGCGATATTATCGGTGTATTCCATAGCCCGGATCATGATCTCAGACATCAGGAGAGTGTGTCTGGTTGCAGACGATGCGTTCGCGCCGGGTGCGTCGTCGAATGTGGTGGATCCTTTGATCATTCCTGCTTCCCAGGATCCGATGGTTTCTAGCCAGTGGTTGTATTCGAGGGTTTTGGTGTTGATGTGCCATAGGTCTCCTATGGTGTGGTGGTGTGCCCATGTGTTGGGGGATTTTTGTACGACACCAGCGATGTAGAGTTTTTTCAGGAGGGTGTAGACTTCCTGCGTTTCGTTGGGGTAGGTGATGGCGGCGATTTGGTGGGTGGTGGCGGTTGCTAGTTGGGTAAGTGCTGCTGTGATTCGGATTGCTTTTTGGGTGTAAATATCGCCGTCTTCTGGGGTGAGGGTGGATTTGATGGGTTTTGTGACCATGCGTAGTTTGTTGTTGGGGGTGATCGTCATGTGCCTGTGGTTGAGGCTGATGGTTTCCCACGGCATAGTGTTGATGTCACCGAACCTGATGTCACGAATGAAGTCAGGGCGCCGCCAGTAGGGAAGATCACCACAGCGGGAGGCGTTGATGACATCCAGCCCTCCCGCTGCGGCGTAGGTTTCTTTGTCCAGGGGGGATAGGAACTCGAATCGGTTCCTTGCCCCTGGTATTGCCCCTTGTTGTCTGATCGTGAACACGATTGTTGATTGTAGCAAGGGGCGGGGTTTGGTTAGTGTGGGTTATCGCCGCCTTGTTAGGTGCCTGTTGTGTGTTTTTGCTGGTTGTTTGCGTTTGTTGGGGTGCATGATTTTGATCATGCGTTCTGCGGCTTCATCCAGATCCTGCGAGGACATAACGATTTTCTTCCAGTCCAAAGCATAGGGGATTTGGATGGTACACGGGTCTGTTGTTTCCTTGGCGCTGAGCAGCACCGCCGCACCAACACCCTGCGGGAACCTCCTGAACACCTCAGCATCGTAGATGGTTTTATCCGCGCCGCCCAATTGCTCCAGGGCGGTTCCAATGTCGTTCGGGTTGGTGAACTTCAGGAGAATAGATGACACGAATGACTTCACACTCTCCGCCGCATCATCGTTCATCTGCTGGAAGTTTTGATAACCAACATTGTGGGAACAGCCCGCGCCGCGCCCTTGGTCACGAACGTCCTGCAGAATGTTCATGCCTTCACCATCAGAAGTCTTAGACTCGCCGCAAATATCCTTCACCTCATCAGCGTACAAGGGCACGTAGCGGCCGCGTGCCCGCCAGCCCGCGCAGTTTGCCTTAATGTGTTGCCACAGCATGTGGTGAATGATGGTGGTGTACCTGCGGCACATGTCTTGTTCCACGAACCGAACGAAAACACCATCATCTCTTCTCACTGGACCTACGTTGATGATGACGGGGCAGCCGCGCCCATTGTCGCGTCCCTTGATGATTTCATCAAACCCGATGTCACGACGATTAGGGGAGGTTTCAAACATTCCGCGTGAGTTTTTCAGCGCCGATAGTTTGTTCTGAATGGGTGCCAAAGCATCCCTGACTTTTGCCAGGGACAGCAGACGGTTAATACTGAATGACAGTAGGGCTTTGCGCTCCTGTTCCATCGCGGACATTTGTTGTGTGATCGCGGGATTTTTTGCCTCTGTCATGATTTCGTTCGACAGTCTCTCCAGCTTGGCGTTAATGTTGATGCTGCTATCAGCGCCAACAAGCAGGTACACCAGCATGGCGATGTTGGGTTTTTCTGACCACACTAGTGCCGCCAGCTCAGGGATAGCCTCAATTTCCTCCTTGGATAGCAGCATGGCGATACTTAAGGCACTGATCGCAACGTCACGGGACTGGGCACCAATAGCATCGCCATAGGACGAAATAAGACCATCAACCAGGTTGCCGACGTTCCGGGAAATCTCATCAGGTGAAGCCTCTGGGTAGCGTGGACCCTCAATCGCTAGACGCACGTCATGGTTAGGGTCATGCACGCTAATGAATTTCGGATTCATCTCCTCCACCATTTCAAAAGCGCTATAGGCACCCTCGCCTTTGGTTTCCAACCAAATCGGGTTGATGAACAAATCCTTAGCCCTACCGTCCTCAGCTTCCGAAAGCATACTCATGCCGAAAAAGTGCACCAAGAGCGCATTGGACTTACCACTACCAGCGTCGCCACCGACAGCGGTACCGAACTCAAGGTCATCAACCGTGGCGAAAAGCGGCTGATTTTTAGGGGTGATGCCAATGAAAATCTTGTCGTTGCCGTATCCCAGCAGCTTCTTCTCCAGTGCGCGGGGAATGCCGTTGGTGGGGATGCGGGACACCGCAATATTCGTGGACCGTGCCGACGACACCGGCATACTCATGAACTGCAACAATGGGGTTTGGTACAGCGGCAGCACCTGACGGCAAGACGGTGGCGCCACGCGGTTACCCATTTTCTCGCCGCCCGCGTCACTACGGAAATGCTTGCGCCACACACCATGCAGAAGCCTACGCGGCGACGCACGCCAAAACGCTGGCACAAGAATAACACCACGCCGAACATCCTCAGCAAGCCACGCACTCGACATCATCGACATGCCAAAAATGGATGCCAGCACCGCTGCAAGGGTTATGACTGTGAGTACAGTAACACCCATACCTACCCACTGTTGGGAAGCAAACAGGATTGGGAACGCCATGAGCCACGCCCACCAGGCAATGAATTTCCTGTGGTAAACCTCTGGCGGTTCACTTTTGAAAATCATTCCGCTTTCTGACATCTGGCTTGTCGCCGTGTTCAGCACACTCATTGACAAGCTACGGTCATTCGAGTCATTGACCACACCAATGGTTGCCCGCACCACTGTTGAACTAAGTTCCTGGCCTTTTGCCCCCGATTTGGAGAACAGTGCTGATTCACCCTGCCCCATGATGACTTCCTCGCCAAGGTTAGCGACAGTCAGAGTGCGTTCAGAACCGCGCATGTATTCCACAGTAAGGATAACGGAACCGGAAAACGATTCGCCGCTTTCCTCCTTCTCCGACATCAGGTTCTGCAGGTTATCCATGACGTTACCGATGTGGCTACGATCAACCTCACTGGTGATGGTGCCAACATTGTTGCGTTCCCTAAACGCCAACGTCAAAGCCCCCGGATGGATTTCAATAGGGTCAACCGGCACCGCAGAACAGTCCATGCTGCGCGCCCAAGTGGAGACCACACCGCTGATGTTGTGGCGCTGGTCAATGCCTAAGAAAACCCGCACCTGCGGATCATCATAGTCTTTTTTAATGACGAAACTCACAGTGCCGCGCCGCACCCACTTCTTGTCCCCCAGTCCGTTGATGAGGGTGGTGATCGCGGCGACCTGTCTTTTCGCGTTGCTGGATTCGCCCCGTGAGATGCGTCGTTCGTAGACGATCTCATGCCATTCCATTTCGCCGGTGAAGCTGCGGCGCACCCACCCCCACCCGTAGCGCAGGGCGTAGCGCAGCGACATCATTAATAACAGCAGGTTAATCCCAACAGCGGTTATGGTGGCGCTGGTAGTTAATATAGTGGTTAGTGTCTCCATGCCGTGTTCTTTCTGTGGTTACTCATGGGTTTTCCTTTCCCTGTCGTGGGCGCGCCGCATGGGCGGATAAGGGGGTTATGCGGGCACATCAAAAATGTTTTGGATGCTGTTTTTCTGGTCTTGCATTCTTGATGCTTCCAGCTTGGTTAGCCCCTCCATCATGGAAATGTAGTTGTTAAACCTGGGGTTACCAGTTTTGACGGCACGATAGTTGATGTAGGCCAATCGCAGACGATTCCAGGCTTCCCTATAGCGATCCGCCATAATGTCAATAGCTTTATTCACAGCTTCTTTGTGGTATTCACCAGAAACAATTTTTTCCTCAACAATGTCAAGCATTTTTTCTTGCTCTACTCTGCGAACATTGTCCGCCCGTGTGTATTCCGACATGATACGGGCCTCAATTGAGAGCCTGTGAGCTGCATCAACATCACCAGGCAAGGTCGCTGACCCCACAACGTTAAGGATTGATGCGGCACGGTTCATTTCAGTGATGTATTCAATGAGGTGTTCAGCGACTTTACGTGTTTCGTTGAAAACATCATCGAGTGGAACGTAATGATTGTGGTCTTTTTCATATTCCATAACGTGATACTGGTAGTACACGCTGATGTCATTCATTTTGGCGCGGTAGTTTCTTGCCCACACGCCGTCACTGTCGGAGAATGAGGAACCATAGTTGTAGATTTTGTCTAGCCCGCCTAATGCTTTTATTGCTGATGACACAGCTCCTGCTTGCGCCATGAGAGACTGTTTTACTTCCTTACCCGTCAGCTCTAGGCATTTGTACACAGCGTTGGAGAAATTAAGTTCAACCTGGTCTAGTGTCATTCCATTGCGGAAATCCATTTCAGTAAGAAGTGGATAATTGTCCAACGCTGATGGTTGTCCATGCTTGTTGTGGTATGCCTTAATATCGGCTTCATCATAGTTGAACCTTTTTATCTGCAAATATTCAAGGTACCTGGCTTTATCATCCCATAGCTCAAAAGCATCAATGAGGTAAAACATTCTGATGCACCACACGTCTTCTGATTCGTCTGGGCGGCGCGCAGTTAGTTCTGGGTTAATCCAGTAAATCGGGTGCGACAAAGCACCCTTGCTAACGTTTTCAGGTGCTAGGCGCGTTATGTCACGAACAGTGCGGGGGTAAGGGATGGGGATGAATGGGAAATTAAAGCTATTGATTGCGTATTGGCTTCGTTCAAGATTTGTGACAGTATGGAAGTTTCTCCTGAAAGCATCAATTTCTGCTGATGAGTTCAGTTTAATTTCTCCTGCTGGTGGGAGTGGTTTAGTTGGTGTTGGTACACCTGGAGTTTCATTCACTGATAATCCCCTTGACTACTTGATAGTTTTACGCTTTGTGTATTCTATCAACCACCCCCGTTCATTTACTCTTGCAGAGAAACCGCACGTCAATAAACATAAAAACCACACAAGTAGAGTTAGTGAAACAATCCAGAGTTTTCACATCAACGCGGGATACACAACAAGCAGCCCCCCCTGAGCATAAGAAAACCACCCCCGTTACCATGAAGGCTAGAGGAGGGTGGTGTCTACTAGCTACCTAGTATAGCAGATAGCCGTTTTTGTGTCGTGGTGCCAGGGAAGGGTTTTAACCATCCATATCGTAGACTTTCCTGCGGTTAGAGAAGTTGTCTAGCGGTTTGAAGACCGCATGGGCGGTCGAGATGACGGCAAGCCCTATTGTGGCGGCTAACTTCCTCTTCATGAGCGTTTCCTTTCAATTCGATGTAAGTGTGAGCCGTCAACAATACCATAACTAGCCCTTTTGAGCGATGATTTGATGCAGCATTGCTTCTATTCGGCGCTGCCGCTCCCCACTCAGCCCAACCGTAATGCTCAGCGACCCCAGCCCGGAGACGAAATGTGCCAGCGGGTTTGAGGCTTTTTCTGATTCGTCAAGGATTTTCAGCAGCAGTGTGACACGTTCCCAGTCGGTTTCACTGATGGTGATTCTTGCGGTATCACCCAGTACTATTTCGGTGAGTGAGTACTGCACTCCGCGTACAATGGTCCGCTCCTCGAAACCTTGCTTGCGTAGGTTTCTAATCGCAGCGACGGCTGTTTTCGTGTCCCCGCTCACCGAACTGCTCACTATCAAGTCAATGTCACTGTTGCTGGGGTACTCGTTCACCCCGTGTAGAATGACGTTTTCCGCCATAGTCATCGCTGTGCGCAAGGATCCCATCGCGTAGCGCGCCACTGATTCTGCTACCTCGCGGGGGTTGGTGATGGTGATGCTGTCATCATCGGTGTTCCAGCGTTCCAATACCTCAGTAACGCATTCCGCCAACTGGGGGGCGCTGAATGGTTTAATCGGGATGCGTGGTAGTCGGGAGATGATGGTTTCTGGGATGTGCTGCACATCGGTAGTGCACAGGATGAACACTACGTCTTCTGGTGGTTCCTCAATGGGTTTCAGCAGTGCGATGAATGCATCTGGGGTGAGCCGGTGCGCCTCGTCAATGATGTACACCCGAACGCCTCGTGGCACGCCGGTATGTGCGTCGGTAATGATGTCTCGGATCTGGTCAATGCCGCGTTTGTCAGCGGCGTTGATTTCCTTCACCTCGGGGTGGTTGCCCATGTGAACAGCTAGGGCTTGCGGATCGTGTGGGTCGCGGGGGTCGCCGTTGTCGTCAAGTTCGCTTGCGGCGTTAAGGGACGCGGCGATAATGCGCGCCAGGGTGGTTTTGCCGCACCCCATAGGGCCTTCGATGATGTAGCCCTGCATACGCCGCCCCTCCCCCAATGCCCTACCAACACCAGCGGCGAAAGCTTGATGCTTCATGTCCTGAAACCGGCGCGGGCGGTACTTGTTCGGGAGGGAGAATCTCTGAACCTGTGTAGCGCTCATCAGAACTTCGGGATTTCTACAACATCATCGGCACTGTCAAGGTTCGCGCCCTCACCCCACGGGCTGGGGGTGGCGTACATTGACACCAGAACATCACCTGATTCTTCACTGTTCATCCCGCAGGATGCCTGGAAGGTGGTTCCTTTGTGCCCGCGATCATAGAGCTTGATGTCCATCTTGCAGATTTTCGCAACCCTCGACAAGATACCAAGCGTTTCGGAAGACCATACAGACAACCCACCGGTGGGAAGCGCGTTGCCGTTGTCTCCTTTTGGTGTGCCGCCGCCGTTGGTGAGCAAACGTGCCATGCCTTCTGCGGGGATAGCGTCGGATAAGTCAACATCAACATGGACGGTCACGCCGGCGCCGTCTAGTCCGTCAGGCATGATGGACAACACGCCCTTGTCCCCGTCTATGTCCAGTGTGAGGATCATGTTGTATTCCCGCCCGTCCATGTCGGTGCCGGTTTCTTTGTAGAATTTGTCCAGACGTTTAACGGTTTGTGTTGCGATGCTGCCCAGCAGCTTCACTGCGGATTGTGGCACCTGCACGGGGTCTGTGATGTTGCCACCGTTGACCGGCACGGAGACCGCCGCCCCCACGGTGTCGTTTTTACCCACAATGGTAATGAGTTCACGCTGCCCTGGTTCACCTCCCCATTCACCAACGCTGGGGATAAGTAGCAGCTTTGTTTCTTTGTCCATGACGGCAAGCATGACTTGCAGTGTTTTTGACACTAAACGTGCATCAATGTGGATTTTCACAGTGTTCTCCCTTTGGGAATAGTGGGGTGTATGAGTTTTTGCTGCGCGGGACAATCCCGCACAGTGGGTAATGTGCGTGCTTATGTGTGCTGTTTACCCATTGAGAAACTGTAACACGTTGACGTGTTATGAAGCCATGAGTTTACTTTCCACGCAAGGTGCACTCATGAGAAAACACCCCGTCGTTTAAGCACTTGCTGCTTGAAACCGATGGGGTGTTGAGAGCACAGGGAAGTGAGGCTAGAACTTGCCGCCGTTCTTTCGGGCACGGTCACTGACTCGTTGAGCAGCGTACACAATGGCCTTTTCAATGCGCTCTGTTTTCAGGTCAGCGCCACCAGATGGTGAACGCCCACCACGGAGGAGGTCATCACCAGTGATGCGCATGTCACTTGAAATTCCCTGCATGGTTTGGTTGAATGCTTCCTGCATGTCTGGCGACCAGGTTTCTGGTCGGGAGGCATCAAAAAGCTCAGCCGTTGATTGCACGGCCTGCGCAGCGATCCGCGACTGCAGGTCAGCCATGTTGTTGATGGATTGTTGTGACAGTTCAACGACGTTAGCCTGTGATTCCGCGTTCATGTTCGCCAGTGACTGTGAGGCAAGGAAATTGCCAAACGATGTGACGAACTGCCCAGCGTTGAAGGTGTCGTCAGCGGCGTAGTCGTTGTAGTTGGTGGTGCTGTTGTCGTAGTTATTGATAACTGTTCCGCCCTGGTTCATTGCATGGATGAACCCAGCGTCGGGGTTTTTCTGAACCATCATCATGGACTCAGACAGGGTTGCCGCCGATAGGGTTTGCCGAATGGTGTCTGCTAGTTGCCCTTGCCCGGTTGAGATGGCATCGCGGATCTCTGAATCGTCAAAACCGTGGATGTGGTAGTGCTCCATTGCGCTACGCAAGTTCTGCACGTCAAGTTCCCCGCCGGTGTTGGTGGGGCTACCTGGGGTGCTTGCTAACACGGCTTCACGAACAGCGCTGGCAAGGTCATTATTGTCCACCAGGTTTTGGGTTGCCTGCTGCGGAATGAAACTTTCGACACGCTGCTGCGTGGTGGCATCTAGGGCGCGCCCAGCGATTTCTGCGGTGGCGTGGTCCCCGTTTTGTTGTGCCTCTTGCTGCATGTCGTAGAAGCGTTGCGCAACCAGCGGCGTGTCCACCACACCTTGCGACACGACACCTTGGAAAGCGGAGTTGATGTTGCGGCGAATATCCTCACTCACATCCATCTCATTCATCAGCATTGTGGTTTTACCCACGATGCTGTCCGCATCGTTGTACCCAACCCTGCCCAGGACGGCTTCACGGTCTGATGAGGACACGTTCGCCAGAGACATGGACAAAGCGTCATAGGAGATACGTTCGTCGTCACCCATAGAGTTGTGCAGTGCGGATGCCACGGCTTTTTGGTCATCAACGACAACGCCATGCTGAATCATGTCGTCTCTGATTTCCCCTGGTGTGAGCCTTAGTGAGCCGAAACTTTGACCATCCAAAATGGTGTCTAGGGCGATCTGTGCAGCGGCGTTGCCGTCGTCTGCCTCCACCTGCAGGGCTTTAAGGGTTGTGGACACATTGTCTTGCCCACCGAAACGCTCCATGATGTCGTTGACCGCGTTGGAGTCCCTGGCATCGCTGTTCATCATCTTTTGGGCGTTATTGTCGTATTCCGTCCATGATGTAGTAGGCAGGGTTTCATCTTCTGGTGTGGTCACGCCCAACCCAGGATCCATAGCGGAAGCCATGAGCATTCCCTCGCGGGCATCATCTAGGACGTTGCGCCCGTCAAGTCGGATTTTCTTATCACCAAGAGTAACTACCTGCTCGCCCAGCATTTTGTCGAAACTAGCGGCATCAACCTCACCGCCTGCTTCCTCCATCGCATCCAAAAGATCATCAGGAAGGAACGCGCCCGTAGCGCCACGCGCCACGGCATCAGCGACAATGTTTTGATCTGTCTGCTCAAACGATGAGGAGAAACTGCCGTCCTCCGTCGGGATTGCCGACATATTGTAAGACATGCTGGCGGAACCCGTAGCCTCTGTTTTGCCGTCGGAACGCATTCCAGGGTAAGTTTCAACAAACCTGCGGTCGCGTTCCGCCATTTTCTCGGCACTGTCGGCAAGCTGGGCATCGTCAATGTCACCAATGTAATCACGGTTGTCTTGGTTTTGCGATGCAGCCCATTCTTCCCGCATTTCCTGGTCGGTGCGGTTTTTCAGCGAATCATAGACAGCCTCATTCCCCTTGAACATGCGGTGCCGCATGTCGTCTGAGGCCCGCATCTCGTTTTCCAGTTGCTCTTCATCCATGTTGCCGATTTCTTTTTGACGGTTCAAAAACGCCGCCATCGCCATAGATGACGCTAGTGCTTTAGATGCGTTAGGGAATGCCTTGGAGAAAGCCGCCATCGCTGCCATTGAGGCGACTTTTTCTTTCAGCGTACTTGTTTCCTTGGACTGGTAGCGGTCCTTGTCGAAAACTGAGGTACCCTTGCGTTTTTTCGCTGCTTCTTTGCGGCGCTTATCCAGAACACGGGGGTCAACTGGTTTTTTCTTCTCTTTTTGAGCAGTGGATTTTTTACCAGTGTTCTTTTCGTCGCGTTTTTTGAGCATTTCGCTGACTTCATCAACGTCAGACTTTTTGCGACCAATGCGGCTGGCAGCCTCCAGGGCTTTGGACCCGAATTTCTTTCCTTTAAGCCCCCAGAATTTCGGTGACAAAGGATCTGATAATGGGTGCCCGGCGAGGCTTTGAAGACCGGTGCTTTTCAGCGGGGAACCAACCAATGTGGCGAACATTTTGGACACCAGGGCGGGAACCGCCTTGGCCACCAACACCAAGCCCGCCAGGATAAGCATCAGTGCTAGCAAGCGAACAGCGATGTAGGCAAGCCCAAAGCTGCTGCCCCATGTGTAAATGGCATCTGCGGGCACCACCCAACCAAACACGCTGAGAAGCGTGTACACGGTCACCACAAGCGCGTAGATGATTGTGGTGGCAATGGACATGGTAATGATATATCCCGCCAAAACTCGAACTAGCTGTCTGATGTTCACTGTCCACTACCTGCCAATTGTTTACTGTTGTTTGCCTTGTTTATCCGATTCTTACCATCATTCATCATGAGACTCCTTTAATGGCAAGCCTTGCCATGATGAGCAGCATCATGATTGGAATGATAACAGCTAGAAGAATCGAAATGATAAATTTCACCAGGGCGGCGATGATACCCAACACACCCACAATAACGAACAGCAGGATCGCACCGAACAGCACCAGGATAGCGATCAAAAGCGCTGTTTGCGGGTCTTGACCTTGGATCGTCCGGTAGTAGATGCGGGCCGGGTTGTAGCCGTTGTTTTCGGAGAAGAAGAACTTAATGTCTGGGTTAGTTTCTTCTTTGCGCTTCTCGTCTGGGGAGTCGTTTTCACCTTGACCAGCTGGTTTGCCCATAGCAACCGCGATACCACCGGCTGGGGTTTTACTGAAAGCGTCAATGACGGTATCTTTCAGGATCTCGGTGAAGGATTCCGTTGTGACGGAGTAACGCCACGCCAGGGCGGGGTAAATGTCAGCACCGAACCCGTGGTCAACGTTACCTTCTTCGTTCACCTCGTAGTTAGGCATGACTGGGTTGAGTTCCTTGTCTGCCATTGCCTCGGACCATCCGTCGCTTTGAGCTGGGATACCAATGCAGTGTGAGGCGTTGATCTTTGGTGTTGACCGGCGTGCCACGTTGATGTCGTTGTTGTTTTGCTCTAGGAATTTATTCTTGTTCCCGACGAGGCTTTCAACGCCATCCTTGAGGAAATTCATCAGACCACTGTTGCCGTTTCCGTAGCGTTCAACTGCGGCATTGAGGCGTGATCCAAGCTGGTTAAAGAAGTCGAAAGCTCCCTTACTTTCGCCCTCAATAACACCTTTGTCAATCCAGTATTCGTAGGATTTTTTGTTGCTGGAGTCGTGCTCTGCGGTGCCCATAGAGTCCACGCCGACCCATTCAGGGTTAATGACTGGTCGGTAGGATGCTGGACCCCACTCACATGCGGCGTTGTAGAAGCGTGATTCAATTTCGGAATCAGAGTCTGTTTCACCAATGAACCTGGAGATCGGGAAGCCTTTATCTTCTGGTTTGATCCATGTGCCATCACCGTTGACGTGGATGCCGCGACCTGTTGACCGTGCGGTGTCTGTAGCAAGGTTATTGGCGATGGGTGAGCCTTTACCTGTGGCGATTTTGTTGGGGTCGTCGCCAACTAGGTTACCGGCACCAATAAGCGGGGCGTAGAGACCAGCCGCGCGAGCGATCATGGTCCAGTCTCCGGGGGCGGTGCCGCTGCGGCGTTCCATTTCCAGGCACCAGGTGTTTCCGCCTGAGCGGGTGGATCCACCAACAGCATAGCGGAATGGCTTGAAATGCACGGTGCCGATAAGTTGATCAAGCTGCATCATGAGCTGCCCGGCGACGTTGGTTCCCTCAATTTTTCCTGAGAAAGCATCAGTGTTGACCAGAACATAGTGCATGCCATCAACGAACCTATCACATGATGTTGGGATGGCAGATGTGCCCTCTTTTTCCATGATTTTACGCGGAACGGAGAAAGCAATCGCTGTTCCAAGGTTCATGCCAGAGTCCACCAGCATATCTAGGTAGTAGTAGATGATTGACACGAACCAGCCCGCAGAGAACATGTTCCACGATGACGGGTTGTCCACATCTTGTTTCACTTGGACTTCTTCACCCTTGATTTGCTGTGTCATGACCATCACGGCATTGTCGGATGAAATGGCGTTCTTCCGTGATTGGATTGCCATGAATGAGAAGAAGGCGATGGTTAGCGTGATTTTCGCAAACTGCGTTGCAAGCCCACGAACCTTGGAGCCTAATGTGCCTTCTGCGGATGGGTTAAGGATCCTCACGATACCTAAAACCAGTGTGATGATGAAAATCGCAGATACAAAGGTATTGAATGCCCTAGAGATTTCCTTATCGCCACCAGCGAAAGACAGCATGGATACCATTGCGTCCACCAGCTGCGCGACCGATGTAATCATGTCGCCGCCAGTGGCGAACGCCACAATGAACATCAGTAGCGACAGGATCATTCCGCTGATCTGGAACATCAGTGACGCGGTACCACCAACGATGGTGGCGGTGAGGTTCGGGCTAGCCCAGTTTGTGGGAGCAACGGGGATTTTCACACTAGAAGCCCACCTACCAGCTTGCGTGTATTGAGACACAGCCTGGATTGATGAGGATGTGGTCTTTGCCTTAAGCGCATAGGCGCGCGGCGATGTGCCTTGGGCGGCGTTTTTGGATGCGTCCTGGTTGAATGCTTTACCGGCGTTGGAGTTGATGTTAGTGTCACCAATCCCGCCATCCCCATCGGATCCGCTTCCCCCGCCATTTCCGCCGCCACCAGAACGACGGTTGCTACCAACTGCTGTAGCGGCGTTGCCAGCGTCGCGGGCGAGCTGTTCTGCTTGTGAGCTTGCCTTGTTTTCTGGTTTTTGTGCTTGTGGAGCGTCCTCGAATTTCGTGTCCCCACATGCTTCACGCCACGGGTTTAGAACCGCATCGCGGCGCGCCTGCGGTGTGTCGGAGGCTGGGTAGGAGAACTCTAGTTTCGGACCCTGGGGGTTTGCGCCGCTGCGAATCCACGGGTGTTGAGAGAACTCTTGTGGCGCGACGGCACCACGCACGCGCTCTTTTGGTGTGCCGTCTGGGGCGTTGGACCCTGGCGGATCCGGTTCAGGTGCGACACCCGCCATGAGTGCGAAAGCGTGCACCACAGCTTGTGTTTCGTCGCGCTGCAGAAACTCTTCCCATGACTCACGGTCACCTAGCTCATAATTGGGGCCTTGTGGTGTGATGACTGGCCGCCAAATGCGTTGCTGGAAGTTTGCTGTTGGGAATGGCGGCACGATGACAACCCGTTTTGTTTCTGGGTTTTCTGCCGCTGCTTTGTAAAGCGCTTCGATTTTCGCGGCGATTTCCGATGGGTTTGTAGCCATTTTCCCGTCGGGTTTCTTCATCATTTCTTTGGAAACGGAAATAATGACGGTGCGTTTTTGGTCTGGTTTTAGGTTGTTTTTCCCGCCGCCACGAATAATACTGTCAAGGCCCGCGCGCCCATCCTGATTGAACACACCATAGGCATCGCTATTCCCGTAGTCGGTGTTGAGTCTAGATCCGAAATCCTTCACCAGGGGCGTGCCGTCACTATTGATGTGGAAATTGTTGACATCAGCGTCACCGTACAGGGTTGCCGAGTAACACTGTGGGTTTTCCTGCTGCGCTACAGCTTGCCCAGTGGGGGAAATAACGCTTAATAGTGAGAAGGCTACTGTTGATGCCGCGCCCAGCATGACTGCTGGTAGTGCTTTTTTAAGCCGGTTCTGTTTTTTCCAGGGTTGTGGCGGTGTGAAATTCATAATTAGTCTTTTCTTAGCCCATCATCGTAAGGAATGTTGATTGTTGAGAACTCACCACGTGGGTAAAGCTCATATGGTGTTGTGAATACTTCACCGTGTTCCTCTTCATCCCAGTCAGGGTCATAAGGGGGGATGTAGGACAATGGTTGTGTTCCAATGAAGTTTGATGCACGTAGTTTAATGCCGTCACCGTCGAGAGTTTTTGCGCGGGAGTAGACAAAGGTTTTCGCGGCGCGCCCTTTACTGAAACCACCACGGGAAACGTATTGTCTAAATAGAATGCCAACGTAGGTGAAAAGTGATTCACCAGTGGTTTTGCGCATTGGTGACCATCGTGACAGCTGGTATCCCAGAAAGCCAACTGCAGAGGAGTAGAGGATGATGGGGAATGCGCCGAAAAACAGCGAGTAGATCATTGAGTCTGGGTTTAGCCCAATGGCGGCGCGGAATGACAACATGATAAGCGCATTGGTAAGTCCAATGCCCGCGCCCCAGATTAGCCCTACCCATGATATGCGTAGGTGGACCATAGACCTGGAAAACTTCATGGTGCCGTCGCCCATGTCGAAAAAGTTATTGTTGATCGCCCATCCATAACGGATGGCGGCGTTTTTCGCTTCTTCTACAGTGTGTTTTTTATTCTCTTCCGCCATTTAAAACCCCTGTTGTGACGTGGTGTTTTCTTCTGCGAGTTTTGTCATATATGTGGAAACCCCTAACGCTGCTGATGTTTTCTACCGGGAATTGTAGCAGCATTAGGGGTTTTGTTACTCGCGCCCTTATTTGCGTCAGCGGGGCATCTTAGACCCCTGAAACACCTGTTGAGTTGGTGAACATTTGCAGAGCGGTGAAGCCGAAACGTCCAAGGGTGTTGAGCATCCAGTTGGCACCTTCAGGGTAGAACATCAGGCCGATTGCGATGGCGGAGATAAGCACAACCCAGCCGCCACCGAGTTTTTGCAGGAAGGTGCCGTTTCCGCCAGCACCGGCGCCGCCTTTGTCGCCTGGTTTGACGAATTGTGTTACACCGAAAACAACCCAACCAACCAGGAAGAAACAGCCAAGAATTTTAAGGTTTTTCTTGGTTTCGTCGTCGAGGATGATGGTGATTGGTGTCCATTGTGATTTTGTGGCATCCAGAACGATGCCGCCGCGTTGTTGGGCTGAAATCATCAGATCTTGCATTGTGTTTATACCTCCAGGGCGCGTTAACCCTACGTGTGTTGATTTTGTCCTGTTTTATTGTATTTTTTTCACGGCGAAACACCGTGAAAAATTTTCATCACTTTTTGTTGTCTTTTGCGAATCTTCTTGTGAAGAATCGTGTAAGCGCAGGCTGTGATGGTGGGTTAGTTGAGATATTTGTTTTCCTTAAGAAATACTTCTCGTATTCAGTGAAGCCGCATTGTTTGAGTAGTATTCCGCAGCGCTGTGCTAGTCCACGAATATTAGGGTGCCCCTCTGCGGTCATTGTCCTAATGGTTTCCTCTGGTGACATTTTTCCTGGGACTAGACTTGGGAAGCTAGAGAAAAACGTCACGGGATACGGGCGCATCATTTTTCTTAGCGCATGAACGTATTCATCAGTGGGTAGCTTATTGAAAACAACATGGATTTGCCCACTGTCAAAAGAACCACGCCCTTGTGCACCATTTTTGATGCTGGACAAAAGACCTTGCAAAGTCCTGATGCTTGTCCCGTCGGGTTCGCTGACCACCACGATATGGTGCGCCACATTGTAGGTGAGGATGGTGTCAAGTGATGAGTACTCGCCGCTGGTCAGCGACCCGTAGTCAATGATCACGGTATCACCTAGCGATGACGCATACTGGGCGGATGTAACGATAGCCTGGGCGATGTGGGCTGGATCCCCAACCTCAGAGCCATACGCAGATGGGCATGCCAGAACGCGGATTCCTGTCTCTTTGTCAAGAACATAATTGTCCTCAATTGCTTCTTTGATCATTTGCGAGGTAAATGACCTACCCTCACGCGCAGCTGTGGCACCTATTTCTGCGATTTTCCCAATGTGCTTATCGCCGGTTTTGAATAGGATACTGTTTTTTGGTGACCTGTAGTCGCCCTCGATGAGCCACACATTGGGTTTTCTTCCGCCGGTTTCCTTTGCTGCTTTATTGCGCACGGAAGATAGGGTGACGGCAAGCCCGTAGGCGATGGTGGATTTACCGGTGCCGCCTTTAGGGCTGGTGACTAGAATAATGCGCCCTTCCTCACTATTGAGGTAGCCCCGGTTGACGATGCCGAATGTCTTTTTCTCTTGCTCACGTTGAAGCTGAATGATCTGCTCATTACGTGTGAGGTTGCGCATGAATGGTGGCAGGTCATTGTCACTGTCGTTGAAAAGCTGTGGAACTTCCTCATGCACATCCGCCCTGCGGTGGGCGAAACGCTGGCGGTTATCCTCCGATTGCTCACGCCAATTGTCTTCCTGGGCTTGCGCAATGCTGCGCTCGTATTTAGCCTCTTGGATTTGGTCTTGGCGCTGACGGGTCATCTCCTCGTCGTACACAGCACCTTGCATTGGTTCGTCACGTTGGTTATCGGGATTGAACTCTTCTGGTAGCTCATCGCCAAAGCGATCAAGCCTTTTGGGTTTTCCTTGCGGTTTCTCCATGTAGGAAGGCGTGGGCACGCGCTGTTCCGCGTCAGCTGCGAGGGTGCGCTCTAGCTCTTTTTCCTCTTCTTTGGTGAGGTTTCCTTCCATGATTTTCTTGTTGAGTTCATTCATGTTGCTCCCCGAAACCTGTTCCTCCCGTGGGTAGTCTTTTACTGGTGGGGTGCGCTGCGGCATGACTGGGGTTTCAGGTTGGGCGTGGCGTGGGCGTGACGGCGCTGGGGGCTGTTGTTGGGTTGAGAGATCCATGTTGGGGAGGTTGACTTTTGGACCCTCGCTGGAGTTCATCATGCTAAACATGTTGTCGATTTCTTCATCTGACCAGCGTGTTTGCAGTTCGATTTCTGGTGTTGGCTGTTCGCCGCCGAGTCCTGCGATAAGGCGCCGGCGTTTTTCAGGATCCATCCCCTCTTCCCCTAATGTTGAAGTGTCAGTGTTTTTCCTGGGGGCTATGCCGAGCTGGACCCATTTCTTGATTTCCTCACCACTCAGCGCATCAAAATTCACGTGCTCCCGGTCGGTTTGCTCGTATTCCACGCCAATACTTGTGAGGGCATCAGCGATTTGCCGCAAGTAGGTTTGTCCGTGTTCGCCACGCACTGTTATGAGCAGTGATTTTCTGGTATCCCAGCCGTTTTTGTCGTGTTTGTTTTGCTCGAAAGACTCAGTTTTGATGTATTCTTCATCTTCCCCGCCGCCGAAAAACCTAATGTTGGCCACATGCACACTGAGTGCGTTGGCGAGTTCGCGTCGTTTCTTTTCTGATTCGGGTTCATTCGCGCCGACAATAACTACCCTGTGGTATTTGATGTAGCGATCTTGGATTTCACTCATTAGAAGATGCCCTCTTCTCGTTCTTTGTCTTCTTGGACTTGCTGTTGTGCTCTCATTTCACTTTCAATGTCAAGTGCAGTGTGAGCCACGCCCACCAGTGTTCCGTTGCCTGCTGCCTGGGTGATTGTGCGTTTGATTGCTTCTTCTCCCTCTTTGTCTGTTGCACCGAGTGACAGTTCTTTCAGTGGCCACGGACCTGCAATGAATCCTGAGATGTATTTGTAGATGTGGTTGACGTAAATTCCGTTGGGAATTGGTTTATTCCTACCTGGTGTTTTTATCACACCAGCGTTAGCAATATATTCCTCGTACTTTTTGTTCTTTGGAAGACCAGTAACTTTGTAGAAAAGTTCCTTTTCTACCTCATCTTCCATGTTTGTTTGCATGATGATATATTCACTTGCGTAACTGATGAGGTTTTCTTCAGTGCCAATAAATTCTTTAAGCTCCTGTGTGGCAAGCACAAGCCTGATGTTTGCCTGCCTCCAGGTTTTAGCCTTGGAGCGAACGATACTCATAGCCATTTCTGAATTTTTCAGAACATGCGCCTCGTCAACGAAAACAACGCCGCCTAGATTCTTGTTGTTTTCAGTGATGGTTGAAGAGGTAAATCGGAACATGTTAGTGACAGATTGGATGGCATCGCGGTTGTCGTCTGACCACTCATCAGAGTTGCTGGTTGTAGGCATCTCTAGGTCGCTTTCCCATTCGATAAGAACAGGCGCGCCGCTGTTGATGAGTGATCTCATTTGTTCGTTTGCCCTGTCGCTCTGTGAGATCGAGGCTCGCCAGAAAACAGACCTTTTCATCTTTGAGTGCACAAAGTCCAGGATTTTATCGTCACTTAGCTGAGGTGTCCCTTTGCTACGGTTGCCCATAATCAAGTCCCAGGAACATTTGTTGTGCGGCATTTTCGCACGGGCAATTAGTTCAGCTTCCAGGCTACTTCGGCGCAGAGCGCTTTCTGTGGCATCAGCACCTTGTGTGAGCTGCATAGCGTTAATGATCATTTCCGCAAGCACTTTGGCCACCACTTCACGGTCACGAATGAAGAACATCGGATCCATGAGTCCTGGATATTTCTCCAGGTATTCACGTGACATGTTGATGGTAACCCCGCCTAGCTGGTCAAAGAATTTCTTTAGACTTGAGTTAGGTTTAGGGTTAAGGAAAAATACAGGCGTGCCACCGTAGCGGGTTTGCGCGGCGAGCTGCAACATCTGCTGGGTGTTTGAGGTCACAGTGTAGTCACCAAGCAGGAAGGTTTTGCTTGGATTGTCAACACTAATGCAGCGGACGTGTTCTTTTTTCCTGTTTAGGGAAATACTGCTAATTCTTGTGCAGCTCATCCGACGGTTAGGCATGTGTTGCACGCCTTTGAACTTTTCACCAGCCGTCAAGGCGCACCTGTGGGGGAACATAGTGACGCGGGCGTGCCCGCCGCCCTGTGGTTCGGTGACGACACGAACGCCGCATGAGCGGGCTAGAAGCTCCATGTCTCTAGTAACACGGCGATCTTTGATGCTCAGGGTGTAGGTTTTGCTTGTTTTCCCCACGACGCTGACACAGGGGAAATCCATCATGGCTCGCAGTGTGCGGACCCGGATGTTCTCATGAACAGACAGCAGCCTCTCTGGCATGCCACCGTGTTCGTCATACTCTTCCCATGTGGCGTCAGAGGTGTTGGGTTTGGTGCGTTTACGGCACTGCGTGGCGGAGGAATTCGGGAGGTAGAAGATGCCGCCTTTTTCCATCATGTAACGCAGTTCATTAGTGGTGCGGCGCAGCATGAGCGGGGTATCACAGCCGCCGTTGTCCATGACTTCCGTGACGTAGTGTAGGATCTCGTCAACCCGTTTCATGAACATTTTCGCGCCCTGGTATTCGGTCATGTTGGTGGAAAATCCCACCATTTCCCAAAAGTAGGGGGACGTGACAGCGAAACGGTAGAGGTCTGGAACGGTTGAACGCAACCACGCGCGCATTTGGCGCGGAGTCAGCATGTCTTCACGGGAGGCTTCCTCCATGAGTTTCTTGCGTTCGGTGCGCACCATTTTCAGCACACTCCTAACGGTTGGGGTGGTGTTGCTGTTCAGCCAGTCTTGGTGTGCTTTTTCGTCAATGACCAGCCATTGGTGTTGTCCGTCAGAGCGGTTTCTCCTGCCGTCGGATAGTTTCATGTCGTAGACGCTTTGGTGGTACTTGATGGGGGACAGGCTTGTTACCTCAGTGGGTTTGCCGTCCATGCCTACAAGTTTGTCGCCTACCTGAACGTTTCCGAATGTGGTTACGCCGCCGCCGTAGAGTCTGATCTCCTGGTCAAGCGGCATGGCTTTACCCGAACCAGTTGTTCCTGTGACCATGACCACGGGTCCGCCGTTGTACTTGTAGGGTCCATCCAGTTCTGTGTAGATTTCCTTGAACTCGTACCCGCTATCGGACAGTCCGATCAACCATCCGCCTGGTCCGCATGGTTTGGATGAGCGGAAAAGCCCACTAAGTGCCAGCACGCCACCAAACATATTGAGGGTGTTGGGGTTGCGCTTAATGTTGTTGCTGGGGACGCGGAAAACAGTGTCTGGGTAGCACGGCACTGTTGAGCATAATGCGGGGTGTTGGCGGGCAAGTAGCGGTGCCGCTGTCAAACCGTAGGGGGCGAGGTATTCTTTGAGTTTTTGCGGCTTTCCGGTCACGCGGTTTGCGACGATGATTTCAACATTGTCCAGCATCGCATGCCCACTGAGCGCCATGATGAGGGCATATTCAGCGTCGGATAGGCGTGCCTCGGTGTCGTTGACTGCTCGGGTGTCGGTGCCGTTTCCCTTCTGGCGGTTTTCCTCTAGTGAGCGGTAGCGTTGCGCGGCGTTGTCGCGTTTGTTTTCCAGTAGGTTTTTCGCTGCTTTTGAGGAGCGGATTTCGCCGCGAATGTTCACGTGTACGGTGTTAGCTGATGGGGCGAGAATGGCGTTTCCGAAACGTGTTTCCGCATCATTAAGCGGGTTTTTCATGAACATTGATCCAATGTCCACAGGCTTGATGGCGTGGAACATGATCTCGCCGTGTTTCGGAGTGAAGATACTCAAACCGTGTTCGGGGGTGCGCATGAGTGAGGATTGCACCTCGCGTGGCAACCCGTATTTGTCGTCTCCGTCACCAAACCAGGCTGTCAGTAGTTCAAAATCCAGTGGGTTGGCAATGAAGTTCAGGGGTTGTAGACCATGCTCTTTGGCGATGTTTGTGACGGTATCGTGGTCAGCGATGAAGATTTCTGAGCGCACCTCGATACCGGATTTCATGTATTCAATGTATTTGCTGACTTTATTGGCGGCACCGTACACCTCGTGGAAAATGGAACCGGTTTTCAGCTCGAAACCGATGTATCCGAACCAGCGTGGGCGCCACAGCCCTGGCATGCGTTTGAAATAGTCGCTTTGCGCGGGTGTCATGCCGTCAAAGCCTTGGATTTTGTTGGTGGCTTCCATTGACAGGGAGATGTGGAAGCGGCGCCGTTGGTCACGCCTAACGGATTCTTTCTCATCTAGGGTACGCCCAATAGCATCAATGAGATTCAGCATGAACTCTTGCGACTGCAGCGCCTCGCTTTGGGTGCGGGTCCACTCAGTTTGCACGTTTTCAGGCAGCTTAAAATACAACCACACGCTGCCGTCGTAGCCCTCAAAAATGCCGTTTGTGCTGTAGAAATCGTAGGGCTTGGGGTCGCGGAAACCGCCGTTCGCTGTGAAGTCGGGGCCTGCTACTCCTGCGGACGCGCCGAGGGTGTCGCGCAGTTTCGCTTTGCCCATGTCGATAAGCGACCCGATCAGTGGCAATGAACTTGACATAGGCTAGTTTGCTCCTTTTTGCTGGTCTACGGGTTGTGGTGCGGTGCTGATTTTTCCTTCTTGCACGCCTTGTTCCTTGTTGGGATCTGGCGTGTTTTCTGGGAGGTCGTCAATCTTGCTGCCGTTGCTGCGGGTGTTCGGCGCGGTTGATGGTGTTGTGGATTCAGGGGTGCTGTTCGTGCCGATTTCCTTCTTGCCTTCACCAACTTGGATGGATGACTTGTACTTGTCGAGGGTTTGCCAGCTTCCGCCCCAGTCCACGATCATGGGGTTGGCTTTGGTGGGGTTCAACATCATCAGGTAGTAGGTTTGCTCTATCGCGTCGTTGACGGTGCCGTTTGCGCCTTTTCGGGACAGCCCAGGGACGAATTTCGCCTGGATCTTGACGAATGTGTAGACTTCCTCGTCTTTCTTGATGCCGCCGCCGTCGTCGGTTCCGTTGATCTCGTAAGCCCACTCAACTGTTGGGGATCCGGTGGAGCGGAAACCGCCAAGACCCTTGTATGTCCATGCTTGGTCTTGGTCGCCGGTGACCTGTTTCAGGGATTCAGCGTCGTTTTGGGCGTAAGCACTGGCCCACCGGGAGATGAGCTGCACAGCCTCTGGGCTGAGCTTGACCTGCTTTGAGTTAGGCAGCGTTGCGGGGGATGCTATGGTGTCGTTCTCAGAAGACGCAACAAGAGTGTTCTGCGGGGCAACCGTCGGCACGTCGATAAGGAAAGGACGCGAAATGAAACTGTCCTTGTCAGGGATGATGATATTTACCGTGAAACTATAAAGGTTGCGCCCAATACGCCCTTGGTATCGGAGAACTTCTGTGGTGGGATTCCTGAAAGTGTTCTTGTCTTTCATGTCCGCTTTCGGCGTGAAGTCATACTGTTCTCCCCCAATGAAGGTCAGGTCAGTGACACTGACTGGTTCACCACTAAGAACCGCCGAGTCGTTTTCCTCCACGGTGGACACATCACGGGTGTCGGACCATTTCACATTCCCCATAAGGTTAATGGGCGGTGACTTATGGGCGAAATAAGAATGAATAACGTCTTTGCCTAAATCCTCGTATCGTGTTTTAAACGAAGGATTGTAGGATTTCTGGGCGTATGTAGCCATTTCCTGGTTTTTACTGCTCACAACCCATGCGCCCCACCCCACAAAAGCAACAGCGCAGAAGAAAGACCCGATAACCACCCACCCGGCAGCCTTACGGGCTTTAGCGGCTGCGCCGCC